AAACCTTCCCACACCGAATATCTTTCTGACAATTTAAAAGCAAAGATCAAAGAAGAACTTATTAAAAAATTTAATGTAGTCACCGTCATTCCTGAAATAGTTGATCCGACATATCTTTATATTTTGTCGGATGTTAGCGTAATGTTCAATAAAGCAAAAACAGTTCTGTCTGAAGCAGAAATCCAAAGCAGAGTAAGAGAAGAGATTTTAAAATATTCAAATTCTTATCTCCAAAAATTCAACTCAAATTTTTATTTTTCAAAACTTCTTGGAATCATAGATAATATTGATTCAAGTATTTCTGGTTCTTTGATGGATTTAACTCTTATGACAAAAATATTTCCAAGAACTGGAATTGAAGAGCAATTTACAATAAATTTCTCAAATGCAATTGTACCGGGTTCCGTGTTTTCAACATATTACAACACTGGTATTACTGGATCAACTGCAAAACAAGCAATTTATGATGATGGTGAAGGAAATCTTTTGACAAAGGATGCATTGTTAAATATGCACGTGTTTAATAATATAGGAACGGTTGATTATACAACAGGAAAAGTTCAATTTTCTGTTCTTCCTTATTCAGTTCCATCTGATACATTTGATATAAGAATTCATGCAACTCCTGTTTCTGAAAATATTCATTCAGAAAACAATCAAATCATCATGATGGATGATTCAGCAGCAAAACAAGATTTTAATCGGAAACAAGGAATTGTTACCCATGTAACCGCGATCAATCTTGATTACAAATAATTTTTGATCAACAAAACGAGATACAATAAATGGATGGTATGAACGACAAAAAAATAACAGCATTAATTGAAAATTCTATCCCAAAATTTGTCACGATAGAATATCCTCGTTTTGTTGAATTTCTTAAAGTTTATTATTCACAGCAAGAAAACCAAGGCCAGCCTTATGAATTTTTGGCGAACTTGTTAAATTATGCAAACGTTGACGAAACAACGCTTGAGTATCTTGAAAATTTCAGTGAACAATTTTTATCCGGTCTTCCGCACGAAAGACTTGCAGCACTTGATAAAAGGAATCTGATAAAGAATATTAAACAATTTTATCAATCTGTCGGCACTGAAGCATCAGTAAAATTCTTATTCAGAATTCTTTACAACGAAGACGTTGCATTATATTATCCGACTGTTGACATTCTTCGTGCCTCAGACGGAAAATGGCAGAATGATTTTGTCATTAAAGTAACAAATTCACAACAAAATGATGAAATTAAAAGAATTGAAGGCTCAGAAATATACGGTTTCTCTTCTGGAGCTAAAGCACTGGTTGAAAAAGTCAAAACTTATATTGCTTCAAATGGATATTATGTTGCTGAATTGTTCTTAACACAATATGACTTGATGCACCCAATAACAAATTTTCAAGTAAATGAAAGTGTTATTGGCACATCTTATGATGAATATAGATTTAATGAGAAAATTTATTCAATCATCAATGATTATGAAATTCTTGTTCCCGGTTTAAATAATTTACCGGGCGACTTCATTAACATTCAAAGCAACGCAGGCGTGGATGCTTTTGTTCTAGTTGATGAAGTTCAAAAAGGAAGTATAGAAGATATTGAAATTATTACTGCTGGAGAAAACTATGAAATAAATGATGAAATTATTTTTATTTCTGATTCTGGAATGAAAGCAAAAGCAAGAGTTTCAAATATTGATGTTAATGGCGGAATTACAGAAATTAAAATAATTAATAATGGGTATGACTATCAAGAAATTCCTCATATTGACATTGATACTGAAAATGGAACCGGCGCTGAACTTTATCCGGTATCATCTACTATCGGAGCAATCAAGAAACTAAAATTTATTTCTTTTGGTGTTAATTATTCAATCAATGAATCAGATTCATCTGATCCTTCTGAAATAAATACTTTTCAAAATATTTTCGTTTATAATATTATAGGAGGATTTGCTGTAAATGATGAAATTGAAGGTTCTATTTCTGGAGCAACAGGGACGATTAGACGATATTCAAATAATATAATGGGCATTGCATTAATTGATGGAACTTTTATTGAAGGAGAAACCATTACTGGTCCATCAGGAACAGGAGTAATTTATAAACAATCAATTGCAATGATAAATTTTCTTTATGGTGCTGTTGGAAACTATAAAGGATATTTCAGAAACACAGATGGTTTCCTAGACTCTAATAAATATCTACAAGACTCTTATTACTATCAGGATTTCTCTTATGTTATCAACACAACAAAAGACAAATCTCTGTGGATTAACCCGTTAAAAAACACAATTCATCCAGCAGGATCTATTGTATTTGGGTTGATGGAAAAAGGAAGCGAACTTTATTCTTCTTCTATTGGTGGTATTATTTCTCCATGGCTCAACACGACAGAATTTTATAAATTCAGATTTGAGCATCAACCATATAATGGTGGGTTTTTGTCTGAATTCGGAAATACCCAAATTTCTTCTTATGAAGATTTTTATCTTTATGAACTTGGTTGGCTCAGTCCGAATGATTATGAAGAGGATCCTGATCATTTGACTTTAAATGCTTCAAGAAAATCTAATATTTGTCTTGGGTCTGATATAAAAATAGGAGATTTTGAAGAATCAAATAATGCTTCTAATACATCAACATTTACAAATTTATAAAAAATTGGATTAAAATAATATGTCAGCAACTATTTCAACGGCAACACGAATTCATTCTGCAAAAAAATTCATTGAATCATTAAACGAATTATATTTTTTCGCTTCAAAAATTTCTCCTTGGGAAGATGAACAGGCTCCAGGTGTAGCGACAAATGAAGTGGATGTTATCAACAACACAAGACGAGGTTTAATTTTCATGAAAAAAAGTGATCCTGTCGGCGTTCTTGGATTGAAACGCTTTGAATGGGATGCTGGTATTGTCTATACTCCATGGGATTCAAAGCATGATTTACATTTTTCAAGAAATTGGCTCGGTCCAGAACAACCTTTTTATGTTTTTGTACAAGACAACTCTTCCGGTGTGATCCAATATAATGTTTACCTCTGCATTGACAACAATCAAGGGTCTCCTTCATTAGATGCTCCGACTGGTCAATCAACAGATGTTTTTGAAACAACAGATGGTTATATATGGAAATTCATGTATAATATTCATTCTGACTATCTTGAATATGTAAATAATTCTTTGATTCCTTGTCCGATGAATGATGAACAAAAAACTCAAGCTCACTTGACAGTTGAACAAACTGTTACTCCGGGGACAATTAATCGTTATGAAATCGTTAACCCGGGTTCTGGATATACTTTTGCGAATATTGCAATTGATGGTGATGGAACAGGAGCAACAGCAATTATTGACATTGAGAACAATAAAATATCAAAAATTACTGTCACTGATCCGGGTTCTGGATATACTTTTGCGAATATTACAATTCATGGTAATGGAGAAGGCGCAGAAGTGAGAGCCGTTCTTTCTCCTGCAAAAGGGCACGGAAGTAATGCAGCAGCACAATTAGGTGCAACACACGCAATGACAAAACAAACTTTCATGGGAAGTGAACTTGGGCTTTTTACTGAATTAAATGCTTACAGAAAAATTGGACTTATAAAAGATGTCAAAGATTTATCTGGTGAACCTTTAACTGGAAACGCTTACTCTCTCATGGATTCCATTGAAGTGATAAACATTTCTTCAGTATTTTCTTATGTTCAAAAAATAGTAGGAATGTCTTCTAATGCAGAAGCAAGAATTTTTAAAATTGAACCACCTAATTCACCAACAGCAATTTTTTACATAAGCGATAGAATTGGAAATTTTGCTATGAATGAGTTCATTCAGCTTGAAAATTCTCCAAGCACGATTGCACAAGTCACAGACGTTATAAATAATGTTGTAGACAAAAACAGCGGAGAAATCGTGTATCTTGAACATTTACAGGCTATTCCTCGTTCTGCTGGTCAATCCGAAACGTTCATTTTTTCAATTGAATTTTAATTGAATTTTAATTGAACCCTGAAAGAAACGATAAAATTTTATAGGATACTAAATTCAAATGGCAATAAATTTCAACAAAAATCCGTTTTTTGATGATTACAATGAAACGAAGAATTTTCACCGAATTCTTTACCGTCCATCTATTGCTGTTCAAGCAAGAGAGTTGACACAACAGCAGACCATTTTACAGAATCAAATTGCCCGTTTTGGTAACCACGTTTTCAAAAACGGTGCAATGGTTATTCCCGGTCAGATAACGTTTGACAACAAATACCATTATGTTAAAATAAATCAACTTTATGATTCGGAAGAAGTCGTATTAAGTGATTTTGTTGGTTCAAAAATCATTGGTTTGACTTCTGGAGTTATTGCGGAAGTCATTAATGCTGTTGATATCGAAGGAGATGATCCAAAAACACTTTATGTAAAATACATTCGATCAGGAATTTCCAATATTCAGACATTTCAAGATGGCGAAATTCTTCAACGAACGGATAATGATCTTTTTGAATGCCAAGTACAAGGATCCACAGACTTAACCTCGTTTTCTTCTATTGGTATAGGTTCAGCATCATCAATTGAAGCTGGTGTTTATTATATTGATGGGTTTTTTGTCAATGTTTACAAACAAACAATAATTCTTTCAAAATATTCAGACACTCCGACATGTAAAGTAGGTTTAAGAAATTACGAAAGAATCATTACTCCAGAAGACGATCAAACTCTTAATGATAATGCTATTGGTTCGTATAACTATGCTGCTCCGGGTGCGTATCGTTATAAAATTGAGCTATTACTTGAATACATTAACGTAAATGACGAAGTTCCTGAAGATTTTATTGAATTACAACGAATTGAAGATGGAACCATCATTAATGAAATCAGAACGTCTGAATACAGTGAACTCGAAAAGACTTTTGCACGGCGAACTTACGATGAATCTGGAGACTATACAGTTTCTCCTTTTAATATTTCTATCAAAGAACATCTTAAAGATGAATCAATTCCTAGATTTGCAGACGGTAAATATCTTGTAACAGACTCTCCTTCTGGTGATGAATCAAAACTTGCAATTGGCATTGAGCCGGGCAAAGCATACGTTCGTGGTTACGAACGACAAAAATTAGCGACCACTTGGATTGAGACAAACAAAGCACGCTCAACAGCAGTTTATAATAATGCCGTTTTGAACTTTAATATCGGGAATTATATTTACGTCAAACGGTGTTACATGATTCCTGATTGGTCAACGTTTGAAACTCTTTATCTATGGAATGCAGTTTCTCTTCCGTCAGACGGGGACATTCCTGCAGGTTCTCCTATTGGCACAGCAAGAGTCCGAGGAATGGAGCTAATTGATAATTCTGCGGGTGCCGCGCATGAAGAATACGTTTATAAACTGTATCTTTTTGATATTAATCTAAATGACGGCGAAACATGGAGTTCAGTATCATGGATCACGGATTCTAATTCTTCAGCACAATTTACTTGTACCCCTAATGTTGGTGGTGATTATGCAGATTTAGATAACATGATTATCAATCCAACAAAAAAATCGAGTATCTTTAAACTTCCACACCAATATGTAAGGACACTCAAACCAAACGGAACAAATGATACTACATATACAGTAAACAGATATTATCCTTCTATTCCTGTATCTGCTGAATCCATTGAAATTGACGTTGGAACCAATGCTGTTCCTAATGCATTCACAGGAAGAAACTATATCATTATGGACCTTGCTGCTTCAACATCCACAACTTCTTTTGTTCCAATAAGCGACAGTGACGTAACCATTAATGGATCTGTTGTAACCATTACAGGTTTGACTGGACTTTCTGGATCAAATGTTAGTGTTAGTTTACCAATAGTTAAAACAATCTCAGCAGAAAGATCAAAGTCAATTACTGAAATCACTCAAGTTATTTCATCACCTAATACAGTGCCAGGTGAATTTGACGATTTATCAAGAGCAGACGGTTATAGATTAATTTCAGTAACCGACGGAGGTGATTCTGATAGAGATATCACCGAACGATATTTATTTGATAATGGACAAAGGGATTCATTTTATGATCTTTCACGAATTCAATTAAAATCAGGTTATAGCGCACCAAAAGGAAGTCTCACAGTAACATTTTCGTTCTTTTCTCATACACATGGAGATTTCTGTTCTGTTGATTCTTACTCTTCTTTGGGCACTTCTTTAGATGAATATTATTATGACATTCCTGCATATTATTCAGAAGATGGACAATATGATCTTGCCGATTGTATTGACTTTAGGCCAGTAATCAATTCAACCGGCGATTCATTTATAGGAACTGGTTCGCGTACATGCGAAATGCCTGTTGCGCTGTCAAATATTAGAATGGATTATGAACACTACTTGAGCCGTATTGACAAACTTTATATTGATTACACTGGAAGATTTGGTATTGTTGAAGGCAATCCAGCAGTTTATCCTGTTCCTCCTAAGTCTCCTTCTGACGGCATGGTTCTTTATGAAATCTTCATGACTGCATACACTTATTCTCCGAAAAATGCAAAACCAAAGTTTATTGACAATAAGCGTTACACAATGAGAGATATTGGCCGTCTTGAAAAGCGAATTAGTAATCTTGAATATTATACTTCGTTGTCATTGCTTGAAAAAGAAACCGCTCAAATGCAAATCAAAGATGTTTCTGGTTTTGATCGGTTTAAAAATGGTTTCCTAGTTGAGCCATTTAATTCTCATGGTATTGGCGATTCTTTGAATCCTGATTATCGTTGTTCAATTGATCCAAGATTGGAACAAATGAGATCAACCTTTTCATCTGATTCGGTGAATCTTGAATTTGACGAAACAAATTCAACCACTGTTCAAAAAACAGGGCCACTTGTCACATTGCCTTATACCTCTGTGCCTTTCATTTCTCAAACTTTGGCAAGTATGACAGAGAATGTCAACCCATTTGCTATTCGTTTGTTTGAGGGGAAAGTTAATTTTCAACCAGATTCAGATAATTGGTACGACACGAAGAAAAACGGCGATTTGATTGTAAATGATGATGCTCATTTTCAAGCACTTGAATTCATCGCAACTTACGGCGAAGGACTTAATGGAATTTCTTGGAATGATTGGGAAACAACGTGGTCAAGTTCATCAACTCAGGTTACTTCAAACAGAAGTCTTGAAATTGACAGAACAAGAGATCATGATACAGAAGGACAAGTTAGAACAATTACTACTGAAACAGCTACAACGACAACAATCGCAAATCAAACACGTTCTGGCACAAAAACAACTTTCTCTGAGGAAACAATTAACAAATTCCTAGGAGATAGGACAGTAGGAATAAATTATATTCCTTACATGAGAAGTATTCCTGTGCTAGTTAAAGTTGAAGCAATGAAACCTTCAACTGTTGTTTATCCTTTCTTTGATGATATTAATGTTTCGGCGCACTGTACTCCTGCAATTCGCATTCCTATCACCGACAAAACTGGTTCATTCTTGACGGCAGTAGGCAAAGAAGAAACTATTACTACATTAGGCGGCGGATCTGCAATTGTAATTTTTGAGTCTGATACTGAATTAACAATCGTCAATTGGAACCAATCAGCTTTCACTGATGGCCAAATTGTTACTGGATCGTCTTCGGGAGCGAAAGCAACATTGGCTGGTAATGCAAATATCCTTGCAACTACAGCAGGAGATGAATTAAAGACTGACGAAAAAGGAAGAATTGCTCTTATTTTCAAAATTCCTAATAATGATAATCTGAAATTTAGAACTGGCGAAAGAAAGTTTATTCTTAATGATCAACAGAATAATTCAGAAGCGAATCAAACAAAAGCAGAAGGAATTTTCAAGTCACTTGGTTCAATGCTTCAGCAAGAAGGAACTGTTCTTTCAACAAAGACTATTAGATTTAACAGCGAACCACTTAATCAACAAAGAACGGTTAGATCAACCACTTCAACAACAACGACAACAGCAACCGAATGGTACGATCCTCTTGCACAAACTTTCCTTGTGCAAGAAGAAGGTGGTTGCTTTGTAACATCATGTACATTATTTTTTCAGAAAAAAGACGAATCTGGATTACCAATCACATTCCAAATTCGTGAAGTTGTCAATGGATATCCTGGGCAAGCAATTATTCCTTATTCGGAAGTGGTTCTTTATCCTGAAGATATCAACATTGATGCTGATTATGCCATTGAAGGAACTACTTTTGAAATGCAAGCTCCGGTATTTTTGCAACAGGGAGTTGAATATTGCTTTGTTCTCTTGTCTGATTCATTTGATTATAATGTCTGGATTGCGAATATAGGACAAATTGACGTAACAAAAAAACAAATGATTTCAAAACAACCTTATAATGGCGTTCTATTCAAATCACAAAATGCTTCAACTTGGACAGCAAATCAAGATCAAGACATGAAGTTTATCTTGAATAAAGCAAGATTCCAAATTGAAACCGCTGAAGGATCTGACATTCCTTATATTGGTCAAGCATTTTTCAACAATCAGACACTTACAAATGACATTCTTGATATTAATTCAATTGAAACATTTGTTGATTCAACAAAGGTTAGGGTTCACCAGTTCGCGCATGGTTTTGTTGAAAATTCAAAAGTAACACTTAGTGGATTCAGTGAGTCTTCTAATTATAATGGAATTCCAGGATCAGAATTGAATGGATCGTTTTTGGTTAATAGTATTGAATTTGATTCTTACCAAATTGAAGTAATTACTCCAGCAACTGATACTGGATTGACAGGTGGATTGGGGATTGAAGCGACAAGAAACATTCAAATGGATGTTCTTCGTCCGAACATTTCAGAACTCGTTCTGCCTGGATCATCTTCTCTTTGGGGCGCAAAGACAACAACCAAAGATTATTCAATTGTTCCTATTGGTTCGTATTCTGGAATGAGTATTGATGAAAATAACTTCATGAAAGAATCAATGAGAATTTGTTCTTATGAGAACGAATCTTTCAATTTAAGCAACGAAAAATCAATTCAATTGATAAATATCATAAATAGCACAAACAGGAACATTTCTCCTGTTGTAGATATGAATAGATGTTCTGTTATTGCGGTTGCGAATAGAATTGATAATCACACAACACAAACTGCCGAATTTAATTGTTCTGTAACTGAAAATGAATCTTTATTAACTATTACGCATTCCGAGCATGGTATGGCAACAGGAGCGGCTATTTATATTAATTCGGACGTAACAATTGGTGGCGTTTCTGCTTCCTCGTTGACTGGTTATTATACAATATCTCGAATTGACGATAATTCATATTTTGTTGATGTCAATGAAAATGCCACTTCAACGGAGTCTGGTACAATCAACGTAACATGGTGCAACACACAATATAAATATATTCCTGAGAATTTTGCTCAAGGCGGAACTGCTATTTCAAAATATCAGACGAAAAAAGTAACCGTTGAAGAGCCAGCAATTGCAGTAAAAGTCTTAATAACTGCGGTGGTCATGAATGGTTCAAGCATTGAACTTTGGTATAAAAAACAAGGTCCGTATGATACATCACGTTTTGCTGATCTTGAATGGAGCCCATTAGGCGATCCTGATATATTTGTTCCTGTTTCTGAAAATGAAGAGGATTTCAAAGAATACGAATTCACAAGAGAATTTGAAGATGGCGAAGAATTCACTTCGTTTGCAATCAAAATTGTTTCAAAATCTTCAAGCACAACAATTGTTCCTATAATTGATGATTTGCGAATCATTTGTTTAGGAACCTGAAAATAGAGGACACTGAATGATTCCACAAGTTTCAATAACAGATAAAGTCGTTGACTTTATTGAAAAATCAAATCAAATTTCTGAAAATGTAGGAGATCCTTCTGATCTCCTAACAAATGAAAAAGATATTCTTATTTTGTCTGTTAATGAAATTATTGTTTCAATGAATGAAATTGATTTTAGATTGGGAGATTTGGAATCTCTTGTCACGACAGAAAAAGGAACGTTGGTTGGTGGAATCAATGAAATGAGAGCCACCAACTATTCCACTTTTGGTGCTGTTGAATCTTATTATGATCTTGAAGTTCAACGATTAGACGGAAAAATTGATAATAATGACGATTATATAATACATACAAATAATTTAATTGGTTCTCTTGGTTTTCTTGAAACGACAGATAAAACCTCCATTGTTAATTCATTAAATGAACTTGATTCAACGTCTTCTGTTGTGTCTAAAATTGAAGATTATCCAGACTTAGGAATTGAACAATTTATGGGATTTCTTAATGCAAGCAATTTTATAGGTCTTGATAAAGAGAATTTTTTGAAATATCCAGCAAGACCCGGTGAAGTATTATTTGGAGATTTAGATGGATTGAGATATTGGGGCGAAATCACGGGTGTTTCTGATTATGCAATGGCAGAATACAATTATAATGTAGCATTATCAGACAGGGATGAAATTGATGCCAATATAGTTGCCCTTCAAAATTATGCATCTGATGTAAATGATAATATCAATGCAGTTGGCGCAAGAGTTCCATATCCCATTGATACTCTTGTATTGCCTACAGTAGGAGCCACCACCGTAATTGATGCATCTCTCGGGGATTCGTTTTATATTAGTTTGAATAGAAATACTACTTTTTCTTTTATCAATTTTGAGTCAGGAAGAAGCATTACTATGCATATTGGTTCTGGAAATTCTTATACGATAACTTGGCCAGCAAACACATATTTTCCTAAAGGTCGCAAACCAACACTAACAGTCGATGCACGGGTTTCCGTGCAAAAATATTCAACGATGTATTTTATATCCCTTGATATAACATATTAGGTCTGATATTAAATATGGATTTTAGAAAAAAGCCATCTGGTGTAGTCATAAATACAAATAAAGAAGGATTTTTGAAAGCCAGAAAAATGAAAGAATTGATTCAGAAAGACAGAAATCGTCTTTCTGATTTAGAAGAAAGAATGAATCGGCAAGAATCAATTCTTAATGAAATTTTAACAATACTCAAAGAAAACAAACATGGCTAAACCAATTGTCACAAAGAAAGATACATTTGATCAATGGCGTTTAAAAGTAAACCAAGTTTCTGAAAATATCGGCGACGTTGGTTTTTTGAATACCACTGACAAATCCTCTGCGGTTGCAGCAATCAATGAAACCAAGACTAATTTAGACAATTCAATTTCAAATATTGGTAATCTTGCTGATCTTGATACGACAAACAAATCCTCTGCGGTTGCAGCAATCAACGAAATCAAGACCGACATAACAACAGAGTCAACCAGAATTTCTGGAGAATTTAGCACTGAAGTTTCCCGGCTTTATGGCGAAATTGACGCAAACACTTCTGATATTGACGATATCAATACAACAATCGGACCACTGGCTTCATTAACAACCGATGATAAAACATCTGTTGTCAATTCAATCAACGAAATCACACGAAGGCTTTTAGCGAATTATGATGTTTCAGAAGTTTCGTTTGATTTTCTGGTGTCTGAGGACGTTTTAGATGTTTTCCTTTATGACACTTCGCAGGACACAGATCGTGGTATTTGGCGTTTTCAAACACACACACTTAATTGGTACAACGAGACACTCAACACTGTTTCCCGTGGTCAAACGAAAGAATTTCCGGCTGTTGCGCTTATTGTAACAAGAGACAATGCGAATAGCGCAGTAACAATTTATGATGCAACTGATACGGATTTTCCTATGTGGATGAATTTTCCAAGAGGATCAATCTTTGCGTCTACAACAAAAATGCCAGTTTCAATGCTGAATGGTGTTTTGTGTGTAGGCAATTATGGAGAAGGATTGATCAAAATTGATTTCTTGAAAGAAATATCAATAAAGATAATGGATGACGGATATTATAAACCAATTGACGAATTGATTGCAAATAGGTACACCACATCATGGTCCGTTGTAAATTATGAACCAACTTATAATCTTGTAAGCAACAATATCAATGATGTTGCTTTGACTTATTTAAAAGATTCGGTTCCTGATCCTATTACTGGGCTTCATCCTGTTGTTATTGGCGTTTCAACTGATTTAGGTGCAACAATTTTTGATGGACCTGCTGGAATTGGAACCGCTGTTGATATTACTGGAGGAAGTTCAAATAATGTTTATTTTTCAACAGATAAACGACTGATTATTACGTTAAGTGTTCCTAATTATCCTGATGATGGGGTAAGAATAGGAGAAATTCCATCATCAAATACTACATATTCTTCATTTGGTACGCCTTATAACCATACTACAACAATAAAAACAACAAACACCAATCTTGTTAATGCAGGATTTTCCAATGATGTTATTTTCTTCAAAAATGATATTATAGCAGGAGCACAATATATTGATGAAAATTATCAGAATCCTGCACTTGTTTTCATAAAAGAAGACCAAAATCCTGATTTAGGAATGAATTGTTTTATTGATTACGCATATAATACTGGATGGATGGTCGGTGATATTAGAGGATGCTATCTTGCCGATACAGTTGAAGAAATCTTGACTTCTCCCGACGTTGAAAAAGACAGAACATATAAAGGAAACGATCTCACTGTAACAGGATCAATATCAAAAACACCAATTTATCCTGGTTCTGATTTAGTAAAATATTCAGGATTCAGTTCTGAAAATTATCTTGAATTGAATGATGCAGATTTTTCTGGTGTTCTTTATGTTTATGGATGGCAATATAATGGAGTTGCATGGGAATTCAAGTCAGGATTATCCACAGCAAATCCAATTGAAGGCGTTACAATCATTTCTTCAACATTAAAAATTGCTGGTTCTTACCCAAAAGCTCTTATTAGAGTGACAGCAACAGGACCACAACAAACCCAATTGCAACACATTGAATTAACCGAATCAAAATTGTTTTTGCCTGACGCAAAATGCACAATTCAAGGAAAAGGCGGACATATTAATTCACTGTCTTACGACAGAATAACAGATATTCTTTCTTGTGCCACAAGTGATGGTGTAACAGAATTTCAAGACCTGGTAGCAATCAATCATCTTCATGATAATGTTTCAATCAAAAAAGTTTCAACGATTAACAAAAAGAAAGCAACACTAAAAACAAGTGGAGCACATATTTATCTTCCTAAATCATCATTGCTTGATAAATTCAATGAAATGAGTTCAGCATTAGCAATTGAAGACACAAAAGAAGATTACTTGGGACTTCCTTCTGCCGATGGAATGGTACTTTCTTCATTAAGTTCAGGAGAAAGAATGTGGATCGGTGCCCCGTCTTCAGATGATGTTGCGACATTAACCAACGCAGTTACCGCACTTCAAGGAGAAATAAGCGCAAAAGATTCTGATATTTTGAATATTTCAAATGATATTGCAACATATTCAAGCAACATTAATACGGTCGGTGCAAGAATTCCTTATCCAATTGATACTATTAGAAGTTTTGGTGAAATTGCAAACGGAGGAAATGTTTCTATTGATGCAACACTTTATGACTCGTTTATTTGGAATTGCCCTTCTGGTTCAATGACTGTTTATATAACAAATTTCCCTGTTGGTAGAACTATACATTTACTTTTCTCGAATGGAGGAAACTGTTCAATCACATGGAGCGGTTTAACAATATGGTGGCCAAGAGGAGTTATTCCTTCATGGACAGCAGCAAGTGGTTATGACCGTGTAGTATTTTATAAAGTTAATAGTACCACTATTCAAGCAGCAGTTGCAGGAATGGATTTCAGACCATCTTAATAAGGGGCAAAATGCCAGTTTCAGCATTAATAAGAGGTAAGGGAGCAGTAAAAGCTCCAATAGGATTAATTGTTGGAATCCCAACAGACACTCCTATTCCACCATATTGGGCTGTTTATAACAGAGCCCAAGATTACTTTATTAGAGGAACAACAAGCGATTCGCTTGTAAATACTACAGCAGGTAGCAGTTCAATATCATTTTCAACCAATTCTGCTGGATTACATGTAGGATCCCAAGACAGGGAGTGTGAAATCGGGTATGTAAATGATTGTCGAAATAGTTGTCATTATACTTCAATTAATACTAGTGCATTAGGCAATCACGGACATAGTATTGGTATTTCTTATAGACCAAATGGAATTAGACTAAAATTGATTTATGCATATAGTGATTATTCTTATTTGTATCCCAGCATAATGATGTTTTCCACGGCGAGCCTTCCCAATCATACAAGTATTACTTATCTTGATAATGCTGGAAGTCGTCTTTTGATTTCTCATGCAAGCAGAACAGAATATTATAATGGATGGACAGCTCCAAACGCAAATACCGGAAGTACAACTGATAGTCACGTCCATACAATAGAAGTACGTAAACAAGATATGCGTCCCACGCATAATCAATATACAAATGTTGGCTGGGCCGGTGAGTGGCATGTCCATACAATTGCAGCACCAACATATTTGTCATATAGCCCTAAATATGTAACTTTAAGATCGTACCACCTTAAAGACATTTATAATCCTCGTGATTTAATAGGTATGTGGCCACATGCTGGCGCAATTCCAACCGGATGGCAAGTTGTTGGAGAAGTGAACGACAGATATATACGTTTTGCTAGTGCATATTCTGCCGGTGGAGGGAATGACACTATTGAATTGTCAGGCGTAACAGGAAACGTCTCTCATGCTCATCCTTATGGTACAGGCTCTTTAAGATGGAAAACAGCATCGCCATCAAGTCATTGGAGCGCTGTAGCTCATTCTCATAGTTATTATCAATATCAAACTTTTAGGCCAGCAACTCTTTATTTAAAATTCATCAGATATGTGGGAACCTAAAATGAAAATATTTCTCCTCCAAGAAGACAATTTAATTTACATGCAAAATGGCGATAAGAAATTATCGTTCATTAACATTGACGAATTCACAAAATACACAGGAGAAACTTTACCTGTATCAGATTACATTGATTATGAACCCAATAGTAATATATTCATTGTAGGGAAAAATGAAGGAATTCCTGTTCAAGATGAATCTCATAATTCGTTTTTTGAGCAATTGTTAAATAATATTGACATTTACATTGAACGTTATGAAAATCCTTTTTGGGGAATGGATGAATCCCAACAAACCAATCAAGCGTATATAATGAAAATGGCAGAAATCGTCTCAAGACGACAAATGGAAAACAGCAAAGATTTTTATTATAATAATGTTCCTTATAAGTCAGATGAAACTAATATTCAAGGAGTTCGTCTTGCAACAGAACGAATGATGGATAATATCAAGATTCCAACTTTCAAAGGAACTGAAATTGAAGGAACTTGGGCAGCAGCAGACGAACGTTTTATTCCTTTTACTGTTGGAGAGTTCAGAAAATTCTCTAATTATTATTTTGAATTAAGAAACAAGAATTTCACAAACTATACTTTGTTGTCTATTGCTTTGACAAAAATTTATAATAATGGTGCAACAAAAGAACAGATTTTAAACTTCAACATAGAAGATGGATGGGCATAAATGGCTTTTATTACGATCCCGACGAAAAATTTCAATGCTAGTCTTACAGCAACAGGAAATTCATCATTCGGTGGCCAGTCTGTTCATTTTGCACGTTTTTTATGAACACAAATTCATGAAGTATAAATAAAAGAAAGTTTCAAAAATAATGTTGAAAAAGGAGAAAGTAATGAAAACATTTAAAGGATTAGTATTACCGGTTGTATCATCACTTTTACTGGTTGGGTGTGCTGGTGATTACAAAGAATATGCAACTTCAATTGAACGCTCAAATAATGTTAATTCGGCGTTAGGCGCGTCATATTTTGAAAATCAAAGTAAAATCATGAAAGAAGTTGCAAATAATCTTAAAGGCAACGAAACAGCACTTGTTTTGTTCGCAATAATGAGCCAGCAAAATAACAATGAAATTGCAAAAACATTTAAAGCAGAACGTCCAGTTAAACCGACAACAGGAAACGATGTTCTTAATACTGTTGCTGGAACAACAGTTCCGACTCTTATTCGATGGGGAACGGGAGCTTTTATTGGAAGCGAAATTGTTAAGGGGCTGTCTAAAACACAAATTAAAATAGAAGGCGATGGCAACGTGCTGAATCAAGATTCTGGTAATGCTTATCAGGATGGTTCTGCTGCTCTTGACAATTTAAGGAATGATAATTCTGGACAGACACACAATGAACATCTTGCTCCTGAAGAACCAGAAATTCCTGAAGGTGAGTTTGTTCCAAATGAACCGCCGGCAGAATTTGATGATTTACCAATAGACATTCCATAAATTCCAGCAGAATAAACGGACAGTAAAATGAAAAAAATTTTTTTACTAATATTCTTAACACTATTTTTGGCTTTTTCTTCGGGATGCTCTCAAAAACACATTGATTATTCTATTGATGTTGCAATGATCAATGCTGATTATAATCTTTTGGTTGAAAGATATGATGTTTTGCGAGCATTTGTGATTTCTAAATGGGAGATTTTTTCTGAAGCAGACAAGATGAAACTTTCTACAATTAATGATAATGTTGAACGAATCATCAATAAAGTGGATGTATTACGATCTTTAAGAGCTTATGAACTTTCTCCAGCAGATATTGGATACATGTATACTCTTGGAAAGCAATCTTATATTATGTCCAAAGAAATTTATATGAATTATGAACCACAAATGTCTCAATATGAAATTTTATTGATTAAAATGTTTGATGATAGAGCAAAGGATCTTGATAAACAAATGAATGATCTTATGTATGACCCACAAAACGCAGATATCAATCATACCTTAGTAAGTATTTTGAATGTTGTTTCTGTTGGTCTCAAATTAATTCTACCATTATTGGTGACGTAATATGAAAAAAGGAAGAAAAACCAGTGAATTTGTTGTAACTATTGTTACATGTGTTTTATCTGCCGGTATTGGTCTTGGTCTTATTGATCCAAATATTCTTGATATTTCTGCAAAAGTTATTTCAGACGCAAGGGAGGCTTCAACAGGAATTGATGGTTCAAGTCTTCAAGCGATTCTTGATACCATCTATAAGATGTTTGCTTTGGGTGTCGGTGGATATACTGTTGGGGCTTATTCAAAGTCAAGAGGGGTTGCCAAAAGCAACACAAACATAAAAGAGGATTCTGATGAGGAAGACGGGTAAAGTTGCTTTATTTGTATTTTTTTCGTATATATTCTTATTCACGACTATTGCACTAAGCGCAAATTTTTCTGCAAAATGGGATTTTCCCAAAGAATATGAAGGGGTTATTCATGGGTTTAAAATTTATCATAACGGAAAAAATATAGCAACTATTGCTGATCCTTCAAAAAGAACCAGCAAATTTGAAGCAGAAATTGATGAATTCAACAAAAACGAATTTTACATGCGGACATACAAGACACACGGAGAAATAAAAGGGGAAAAGTTCACTGAATTTTCAGCACCAAGTGAAATCAGAGAATTAGAACAATTACCACCAGTTACTAACTTTTATTTCCACAGACTAAACGAATAAATGGAAAAACCATCAAAAGATTATGCAGACATAAACATATCTCCGATTCCTTTTTCGATAAAGGAACGGGGAATTTTTGGTTTCTTTAAGTGGAGAATTTCACAAAGACATTGGGTTCTTAATGAAGACTTTATTTTCTGGTGCGAAACATCAAAATTATGGATAAAACTTCCTAAAGGATTTGTTTCTGATGCTGCATCTATCCCTAAAATTCTTCATTTCGTTATAAACCCCATTGACGCAATTCTTTTTGGCTCTCTTGTTCACGACTTCATTTATAGATTTGATGCATTAATTGTCTGTAACGACGAAAATTTTGGTGATTGGACAATCGTAGAAAATATTTCACGGGATTACGCAGACAAATTATTAAGAAAAATTTCAATTCAATATGACAAAATTCCATGGGCGGCCGAGATTTGTTATTGGACAATAATCCCATTCGGCTATTTTGCTTGGAAACGTGCAAGAAACAGAAATTATAAATTAACCTCAGTGAATCCTGATCCTCATGATGTTTATTTAAACAAAGGAATATCGGTTAGGATATGAGTATACCAACAACAAAAGAAGAATTTGCAGAATATTGTTTACGAAATCTTGGAAAACCAGTCATTGAAATAAACGTTGACGCAACACAAATTGATGATAGAATAGACGAGGCAATTCAACTTTTTCAAATGTTTCATATGGACGCTGTTGAACGGGTTTTTCTTGGACATGTTGTGACAGAAGATGATGTTGCAAACGGATACTTGACTCTTGACGCTCCTGTTATCTCTGTTACAAAAATTGTTTTTTCTGGTTCTGGATTTGGCTCCGCTAACTTTGCAACAAACATATGGCAATTTCAGCATGATGTGTTTTATGAAATGGGGTTCACTTCAAATGGCGGAGCTTCGACATCAATGTCTGATTATATTATGAGAATGAGCCATCTTAAAATGGTTGAAGGAATTATTGCAAGTTATCCGACAATTCATCATTCAATGCACGGGAACAAGATTTATATTGACGATGATTGGTCAAAACTTCCTGTTGGTGCTTCAGTCATTTATGAAGCGTATGTTGCCCTTGATCCAGATGTATACACTTCAATATGGAGTGATATATGGCTTACTTCGTACACAGTCGCATTAATAGGAAGACAGTGGGGAGAAAATTTAAGCAAATTCCAAGAAGTTCAATTGCCCGGAGGAATTACGTTAAACGGCGATGCCATTTATGAAAAGTTTGATGCAAGACTGAAAGACCTTATGGAAGATTTAGACACAAGATGGACATATCCTCCTGACTTTTTTGTAGGATGAAAATATGACAATATCACCACATTTCTTTCATATTTCGTCTTCCGCTGAACAGAAATTGATGCAAGACCTCACAAGAGAAACAATTCAATTAAAAGGACTTGATCTGAAATACATTCCAAGGGATTCAAGTGATGCTGATTTTCTTTTTGGTGAAGACGTTCAAAGCACTTTTTCGTCGGCAGTTGTTCTTGAAATGTATTGTGAAGAACAAGCAGGATTCGGCGGAGAAGGCGATTTCTTGTTTAACTTCGGACTTGATATCAGAGACGAAGCAAAATTCATAATTGACAAAGTAAGGTTCACAGAAGAGGTAACAGATGTTTACCCTACAATAAAGCGACCAAGAGAAGGCGACTTAATTTTTTATGATCTTGCAAATTCCCTCTTTGAAATCACTTTCGTTGAAAACGAACGTCCTTTTTATCAAAGAGGAATTCAAACTGTTTGGGATTGCAGCGCAAAGAAAGTTGAGTACAACCACGATATCCTTTCTTCTGGTGATATAAAAGTTGACGCTCTTGAAGATAAAATTGATACACTCGATGATGGAAGCGATATTCAAAATGAAGGAGACGAATTTATTGATTTTTCTGAAGCCGATCCTTTTAGCGATAATAATTACTAATAAGGAAATAAGATGTCAATAACTTCTTTTTATTACAACAAATCCCTCAGAAGAATCGTCGTTCTTTTTGGTACTCTTTTTAATGGATACACGATCCAAAAAACAAGCGGAGCATTCATTAAAGTTCCGTTGTCTTATTCTTCAAAGAATAAGTGGTACGTTCAAATTAAACAGAATTTAGACAAGACTAATCTTGAAGCAATCATTTTTCCAAGAATGGGGTTCTTGCTTACCAGCATTGGAATTGATTATGAAAGAAAAACGTCAAGTCTGAATTATTTTGCATCAAAACATGTTGATCCTAATCAGTTAAATAAAATTCATGTTCCAACGCCAGTCACGTTGAATTTTTCTCTTTTCATTGCGTCAAAAACAATGGATGAAGGACTTCAACTTATTGAGCAAATTATTCCTTATTTTGATCCAACTTTCGTGGTTGAGATTGACGAATTAGATTCTTTTGAAACTCCAAGAGATATTCCGGTAACTTTAAATTCCGTTTCTTTTGATAATGATTTTGTAGGAGCCTTTGACGGAAATGATTTATACACATGGGAATTGCAATTTACAGTGGAAACTTATCTTTATAAAAACATTACTCCTTCAAAGATTATTAAGAAAGTTGTCGTATATACACATATTGATGCGGCAGACGGAGTAGAAGAAAATTATAAAGAAAAATACACAGCAGAAGTTGATCCATTCACGGCTGCCATTGACGATGAATGGGCTGTCTTGGAATCTTGGGGATTGGTTGACAAAGACGAAGAACATTCTTTTTCTTTTCCTTCTTCTTCTTCTTCTATTGGTGGTATTATTTCTCCATGGCTCAACACGACAGATTTTTATAAATTCAGATTTGAGTATCAACCACAATCAAATGGTTTATTATCAGAATTTGGAAATACTCAAATTTCTTCTTATGAAGATTTTTATCTTTATGAACTTGGTTGGCTCAGTCCTAATGATCAGGATACTGATCATTTGAATTTAAATACTTCAAGAAAATCTAATATTTGTCTTGGTTCTGATATAAAATATGATTAAAATAATATGTCAGCAACTATTTCAACAGCAACACGAACTCATTCTGACTACCTTGAATATGTAAATACTGCTTTGATTCCTTGTCCAATGAATGATGCTTGCTTGGAATCTTGGAATCTTGGTTGATAAAGACGTAGAAGCATTCCCAGAACCAGAATAAAAAATATCGGCAGAATGGAAAGTTTTCTGCTGCTATTTTCAATGATTGTTAAATGTATTTTTCAAAGATGATGCATCAAGTATCGGGATTGTCTGAATTATTAACAAAGGTTTTTTGTGTCGTTATGAAAAATTATTTCCTTGGCAACCAGTTCAATCGGAACGTAAAAATAAATTTCATCTTCATCCAAAGATTTAAACTCCCACAGATACTTCGGTTTACATCCTTTCGGAAAACCAACCTCAACTTGACTATACGGACCTTGATTTCCTCTCGGATGGCAGCAATGAATGATGCTTGCTTGCACAGACATACTAAATCCGTCATTGCAAACAATACGAGGAGCTAATCCGGCTTTATGAAAATCGAGGTAAAAATTCAAAATCTGAACAACTTTATTGATTTCTTCCATAATATCACTCCGTAATCAGTTTTATTTTTTCGTCAATTCAATAATTTTGTCAGCAATTTCTTTCATGGAACCATTCATTGCGTTAATTGAATGAACCTCTTCTCCTTTGAACTTGACACATATAGTTTTTTTGTGATTCCAAATATAATGATATTCAATTGAAAAATCTGGATATTTTGGGCTCTTCCAAATTTCAGTGAAGTTATCATTAGGAAATAGAACATTGACGAATTTTTTTTCATAATCAGTGAAAGATTCAAAAATGCTCTGGTAATTATCAGACATGTTTCTCTCCCAAAAGTTTAATCTTACCAAGAATCTTATCTATCATATTACTTTCAAAAATTTTTCTGTCAATGAAAAAGAAGATGCACCTCCGTTAAAATTTGCGATAACGGTTTGTCAAAATCCATCTCCAATTGAATAGATGACGAAACATAACAGCGGAGTAGAAAGTTGCCAACGGAACAAATAAATCAAAAACCTTGATGTGAGTTTAGCAGACTTTAACAATGTTAGAATCTCCCTAAAATGATAGGTAAGCCTAAAACACGGAACATTTTAATTTATTAGTGCTGAAAAGCTCTTAAAATCACTTGTATTGAAATATTGCTTCAATGTATAGTCAGCTATAAGTGAATGGTTAAATCTTGCTTGGAATCAATCCTGCTTATTCCTAGATGATATAATCTTATAAGCCTTATAAATTCCTTTCAATGAAGTATAAAATTAAGACCAATCGTAGCGAAGCTACGATTGTGTCTTATTCGGCGACAGCCGAATTATAATACAAATCGTTGAGTGAGGTTATATGCATCATAAACTCCTTTCAATGATGTATACCCGTTGAACGATATTATATGCTTTTCTGCAATGAAGTATTCAATGAAGATCAAATTTGAAAAGTTGATATAAGTATCCAAATTAATTTTTAAATGATTTGTACAAAGTTAATTAGAATTTTTCATCCTTATTAGCTCTATACAAACCATTCAACGATTTAGTGTTTTAACTTGTTCATATATCATCGGGATCAATGAGGCTGCGCCTCATTGATCCCTTCAAGTGTAGCGAAGCTACACTTGAAGTATCATATTCAAAATTTAAATGTTTTTGATTATTTGAAATTTTTTATTTGAAGATAAAAACTTGAAAAATACTTAATAGAATCAAAAGACAAAATTTACCCCTGTCAGAATTTTTGAAGGGCGGAAAAAGGGGTTTTTTATAAGAAAATGACGGGTTTACAACATTTCATTGGTTTCAGAAAAAATTTTTTCTTTAAAAACCAATAAAAATTCATTTTTTTATAAAACTTTTTATATCCTTCAAAAATCCTGACTCATTTTGGTTGTATTTTTGCACAAGCGGAAATCGGTCTTGATATGGTCCATTGAGATTTTTTCTTTTTCTCAAATCGGGAAGATTTTAATTTATTTTCTTTAACTATTAAGAAAATCCCCTAAATCTTCCATCTTAACGTACAAAGTGCCGTCGGTCAGAGTCATTTTTCAGACTCTCCAAAAACCAGCTCTTATTAGGAGTAGGCCGATCAAACACTTTCTCCCCGGGGTGGATTAATTTTACCTTCTCAACAAAATATACTCTCTCTCGGCAGAGAATATACCTGTATCTGGTTCAGGGAGCCCTTGCTTGTGCTGTCTTTGCCCTTGCGTGTTCATGGTCTAGGGTAAGTGACCTATTAGAGAACACGTTCCGCTTCTGGTTAAAAAGGTGCCATCAAGCGGGGGAGACTATGAAGCAATACACGAAAGAACATCATACCTTATTAGTCCTTCCGGTTTCTTCAATTGTCTTGGAGCGGCATTCGTCTAATTTTCCGGCAACGTGGATAAGCGTTGTAGTTCCTTCTTAATTAACGGCTCCGTGGCAGTATACAAACAAACATTGCCGAATGTCTGTCTGTATAAAAAACTAAGTTAATGTTTGTCTGATCCTTGTTCTTTATCTACTATGTATATCTATATATTATATATCATGTTGAACCAATTGTCAAGCATAAAAAAATTTTTTATTCTATATACTATATGTATATATATATCATGCTGAACCAATTGTCAAGCATAAAAAACTTTTTTATTCTATATATTATTTAATATTTCTGGATTTTGTAAATATTCTTTTTGGCAATCATGACATAAACAAATTTCAGATGAAACAAGTTTATGTTTGACTTTTTTAGTGAATGACATTGCTTTCCCATAAAATTCTTTTCCGCACTTCTCACATATTAAATCAGATTTTGGTCTTTTAGAATATTCTTCTCTTTTTATCTTGGCTAAATCTTTTACACGGTTTGATTTTCTTGGTTTTCCAGATTTAAGTGGTTTGATTTCGTCTTTGCAAATATTACAAAGATATTTCAAATCAAAAACTTTTTTGTTTTCATCTACTATGGTCAAATTCACATATGGATTTCCAAAAAACATCCTGGCACATTTTTCGCAGTAATAGTTTTTTTGAATCGGTCTTTTCACTGATTTTCTCCTTGTATTCTGCAACATTTATAATTTCGTCTGGATTATCCCAATCAATATTTAGTTCACGGTAATCAGCCACTTTTTTGGTGGGTTTCCAGATTTTGACTGTTGCAGAAGGAGCCACTGCTTTGTTGTCATAAAAAGCAAGATACGGAAGAGAATCGGACAAGGAAGAGTTGTCAAAAATGTTCATTGTTTTGTTACCTCATGAATTGTTTTGATCTCATTCACTCAACTTTCAAAAATAGATTAAACTATTTTGTGTTCATCGTCAACAAAAAAAGATCATTTATCTCGAAAATAATTTTTGTATAAATAATAGTGAGATATAAACGATTTGCCAGAATTATGAGGGAATAATATGGAAAAAGATATTACTCTTTATGAACAGAAAACGGAAATTTCAAATTCTGATTTAGAAATGATCCAAGATTTAGAAGAAGCAAGAGAAACGTATAAAAATTTGATTGAACAGGGGAAAAACGGGCTTCAATTATCTTATGACTTGATAACTGCTACGGAACATCCAAGGGCAATTGAAGTTTTTGCGAATTTGATTAATTCTGTTGCGAATATCAATGGAAAACTTGTTGATCTTCAGTCAACCAAAAATGAAATCATAAAAAAGAAAGATGAAAAACAAGAAAGTGTTGGTGGAAATAATGTGACAAATAATTTATTTGTCGGTTCTCCTTCAGATTTATTAGAAATTATACAAGCTAATAAAGAAAGTAATCTTTCGTACTAGAACAAGAAAGAAATGATTACTTCAATGAGGATTTAAAATGGAGTTTGATGAAAAAGGATATAGGGGCAATACTAATATTCGCCCTAAAGGTCTGAAACAAGATTGGACCAAAGAACAAGTATTTGAATTTGTAAAATGTTCAAATGATCCTGTATATTTCATTAAGAAATATGTAAAGATTGTCCATATTGATAAAGGCATCATTCCTTTTGAATTGTGGGATTTCCAAGAAGAATTTGTTAATATTCTCCATAACAACAGAAGAGTTATAGGGCTTTGGGCTCGCCAGCAGGGAAAGTCAACATCAATTGCTTCATATATGCTTCATTATGTTCTTTTCAATCCTAATAAATTTTGTGCAATACTAGCAAACAAAGCAGACTCAGCAAGAGAAATTTTAGGAAGAATTCAACTTGCGTATGAATTGCTTCCTTTTTGGCTTAAACAAGGAGTCATTGATTGGAACAAAGGCTCATTTTCATTAGAGAACGGGTCAAAAATCATTGCAGCGGCTACAAGTTCAGATTCTATAAGAGGAAAAAGTTTGTCATTTCTTTTATTGGATGAGTTTTCATTCGTTCCCAAAAATATGGCAGATGAATTTTTTCGTTCTGTGTATCCTACAATTTCTTCGGGTAAAGAATCAAAAATTGCTATTATTAGTACTCCTTATGGCATGAATCATTATTATAAATTATGGAATGAAGCAGTCAATGGTAAAAATGATTATGTCCCTCATTTTGCTGATTGGACTTGTGTTCCTGATAGAGATGAAGCATGGAAAATTGAAACAATACGGAATATTGGCGAAGAAGCGTTTAATCAAGAATTCGCTTGTGAATTTCATGGAAGCGCGGGAACGCTTATATCTGCAAACAAACTTAAATCAATGACATATCGTGATCCTATTTTCCAAGATAGTGATGGGTTGAAAATTTATTACGCTCCAGAAAAGGATCATTCTTATATAATGACAGTTGATGTTTCAGAAGGAACTGGATTAGATTATCATGCAATAAATGTTATTGACATAACAGATTATCCTTATCAACAGGTAGCGGTTTTCAGAAATAAATTTCTTGATACTGTTTTGCTTCCCGATGTAATCCTTTCCCTTGGAGAAAAATATAACGACGCTTTTGTAATGATTGAAATCAATTCAATTGGTCAGACTGTTGCGGAAATATTGTTTACCGACCTTGAATATGAAAATTTGATGTTTACAACAATGGCAGGAAGAAAAGGGCAGGTTCTTGGTGGATGGTTTTCTGGTAAAACACAATATGGTCTTAAAATGACGAAACAATCAAAAAGAATTGGCTGTTCATTATTGAAAACTCTTATTGAAAATGACCAGCTTATTATAAATGATTACGATACTTATTCTGAATTGACAACCTTTGTTAGAAACAAAGGAAGTTATGAAGCGGAAGTTGGATGTAACGATGATTCTGTTATGTCTCTTGTTTCTTTTGCTTGGATAACTGGACAACAGTATTTTAAAGAAGATATGGAACAAGACCTAAGACAAAATATCAACAGAAAAGTTGTTGATCATTTGGAAGAAATGCTTGTGCCATTCGGATTGATTGATGATGGAACCGAGTATATGTCTAATGAAGATTTAATTAGAAAATCAATGGAAATCAATTATAATGATTTTTAAAAATTCTCTGATTTCTCTATAGTATAAATAAATATACAATAAACTTTACTGGAATAATGCAATCTGAATTTGCATTATGCTGAATTTAAGATTACCATAAACAAATAAGAGGCACAAATATGTCAATGGCTACACAACTCAGTCCGGGGATCGTGGCCCGCGAATGGGATTTGACCCTAATGGTTCCACAAATTGCTACCGCTGGCGCGGCTTATGTTGGTGCATTTCAGTGGGGACCGGTAAACAAAGTCAAACTTGTTTCTTCTGAAGAGAACCTTGTAAGTATTTTTGGTACTCCAAACTCGGATACATTTCTTCACTGGTTCTCTGCAAAAAACTTTCTTGATTATTCCCGGAATTTGAAGCTGGTTCGCGTTATTGAAGCAACTGCATTGAATGCGACTTCAACCGGAACCGGCGTCCAGATTATTAATGAAGCAGAATGGGTAGATCAACATTCGGCAGGAACAAACAATGTCGGTGAATTTGCTGGTCGTTATCCGGGTGAGATGGGCAATTCAATCAAAATTGAGATGGCTGACGGTAAGTCATTCGGTGCTGTTACTTCTGTAACAATTACTGATGTTGGTTCTGGATATTCGACTGATGCAGATGATGGCGCAACAGTAACCTTTTCTGCTCCCGGTGGAACCGGTGTAACTGCAACAGGAACCCTTAATGTTGTGAATGATGTTGTAACTGGAATTGAAATTACAGAAAATGGATCGGGCTATCGGGTCGCCCCAACTGTAACAATTCCGCCCCCTGCTGGTGGTGGCACTGCTGCAACAGCAACAGCAAATCTTTGGGCTTATCGCAATCAGTTCTTGACTAATCCAGGAACTTCTGCCGAAGCCGCTGCAATGGGTGGCGCGAATGATGAAATGCATATTGTTGTTATTGATGCAGATGGAAAAATTACTGGTGAGGCCGGTAATGTACTTGAACGTTTCTCGTTTGTTTCTAAGGCAAGTGATATCAAGTATTCTGATGGAACAACTGCATATTATGTCAGTGTTCTCCGTGACCGCTCAAAATATGTTTATTGGATGGATCATCTTGAATCAGATTGGGGACAGCCTGCATCTAATATCACTTTTACACAAATGGATACTCCTCATTCAGTAACTCTTTCTGGAGGAACTGATGGTAATGATGTAACAAATGATGAACTTATGCCTGGTTGGGATATGTTCAAAAATGTTGAAACAATTGATATCGGTATCCTCATTTCTGGTGCTGCTGACAATGTTCTGAAAGAATATCTTATCCAGAATATTGCAGAACACAGAAAGGACTGTGTTGCTTGTATTTCTCCTAATCTGGATGATGTTGTTCATAACAACACAAATGAAGTTTCAGACGTTCTTGCTCTGAGAAACGTTCTTACTTCATCTTCATATGGTTTCTTTGATTGTAACTGGAAATACATGTTTGACCGTTACAATAACACTTTCAGGTGGGTTCCTTGTAACTCTGACACTGCTGGTCTTATTGCATATACTGATGAAATTCGTGATGCATGGTGGTCTCCTGCTGGTTACAATCGTGGTCATCTTAAAAACGTTGTCAAACTTGCATGGAATCCTGATAAGACTGATCGGGATGAACTGTATCAGAACGGTGTAAATCCGATTGTTACGGTTGCTGGCGAAGGAACGATTCTTTTGGGCGACAAGACAATGTTGACCAAGCCTTCTGCTTTTGATCGTATTAATGTCCGTAGACTGTTTATTACTCTTCGGAAGGCGATTACAAAAGCAAGCCGTTATGCACTCTTTGAATTCAATGATGCCTTTACCCGTCTTCGCTTTATTCAGATCGTTGAACCGTATCTCCGTGACGTTCAGGGCAGACGTGGTATTATTGATTTCAGAGTGATTTGTGACGAGACAAATAACACGGGTTATGTAATTGACAGCAACGGATTTGTCGGTGATATTTACGTGAAACCTGCAAGATCAATAAATTTCATTACACTAAATTTCGTTGCAACTCCGACAGGAATTGAATTTGACGAAATCATTGGCACGTTTGGCGATTTCTGATTAACACATAATGGTTGAAGAGAAACGAATAAAAGACCGTTTCTCTTCAACCATATTTACTTATGAAATTTTTCAAAAAAATTCTTTCTTTAGCTCAAAAAACAAAATGGAATCCATTCCTTCAAAAATTATTGAAATAAACGATAAATGGAATAAGTCAAAAACATTTCGTTATTTGAGTGATGAACTTATTTTTGGTAAAGTAGATTATTGGCAAACACCAAAAGAATTTATCAAGAATGGATTGGGCGATTGTGAAGATTTTGCAATAGCAAAGTTTTTTGACTTAAAGAAAGAAGGTTATGATACTTGGATTGTTTATTGTATGGATAAGACTTCTGGTCATACTGTCTGTGTGGTTGACGATTATATTCTTGATTTGGATCGTATATATGATTTGCGAAAAGATAAATATTGGAAATATGTTTCGGTATATGGTTTCAATCTTGATGAATTTAAAATTTTCAAAGAATTCAAGCCAACAGGAAAAAATCTTGGAATCCATAATTTGAAATCATGGACAAATCTTTTAGAAAGGATGAAATGATGTTGACAGAAAAAGTTAAAACATTTAAAAAAATGATGGAAGAACTGGAAAAATATCGGAGAAAGCCAAATATTGTTCATTCTGCTCAATATACAGGAGATATTGATAAACTTCCTGATGAAATAACAAAACATAAAATGTTCAAGATAGACAAAGAAGGGCCGTATATTGAAACGCATGAAGGTAATATGCGGATTTCAAAGGGCGATTTCATTGTCATTGGCATAAAAGACGATATGTTTCCAGTTAAGCCATCTATTTTTAAACAGAATTACACAAAAGAATGAAAGACTTTAAAACATTTATTTTTGAAGCTCCAAGAGGCCGTTCTCCAAAACCCAAACAATCATTTGACGAAAAAACCCACGGCCAAAAACTAGAATCATTTAAATCTGGTCTTCGCAGATTGAACAAGATTTATCGTGCCGTTAATCCAGAAAGAATTGATACTGGAAACAGATGGGAAGTCAAGTATTCAGCAAAATCATATAGCCAATATGAAGAGGCGAGAAAAATATTTTTAAATTTCGCAGACAATTTTGAACACTGGGTTTATAAAGAACTTATTGACCCAACATTAGGTAGATCAAGCGAGTCAAAAAACAAAGAACCAGAATTGCAAAAAAGAGTTAGAAGCACTGCATGGACTGCTTTTATAGGATTGTCTGGCGGCAGTGCTTTCCCTACAAGTGGTATAGAAGAATCTCCTGATTTTCATAGATTCATCAAAGAGAAAAACACAAATGTTAGAAGGTGGAACGAGCATTTTAAACAAGCATTCCGTGCAATACAAGATTATATTGATGATATGGGAAAGGCAGACATAATTCCCAAGAAAGACGAAATCATTTCAGTAAAAGGTATTCGTGTTATTATTCCTGCTGCTGAACGAACATCCTTCCATGAAAAATATATCAAGAATTATATTCAATATGAAATTCCGTTTGTTGTGGATTTATTGAATAAAAATGGTTTCAAGACATTAACCAGACAATTAGAAATTGAATTTAATTTTGATAATAGAAGTGTTCTTGGAGGAGAATTTCACCACACAGAAAAAGGCAAGGTGACGATTTATACTCTTGGAATGAGTGAAGGGAAAATTGCAAGGCAAGTTTTGCTTCATGAACTGGCGCACAGATTTTATTATAATAATTTGAAAAAAAGTGTACGGGATTTGTGGGATGATGTTATTCTTAAACATCGGTTTGTTGTCACGAAAAGTCATATCAAAACAATTCTGGATATGGTAGACGAAAAAGGAAATCTTCCTAAGAACATTGAAAGATATATCAACTCTTTGAGTGATCCAAGAGAATACCTTGCAACTTATTTTATAGTCAATGAGATTCATGGAGAAAGAATAGGCAGTAAAGAAAAATTAGAAAAGTATTTGAATCGGTTAGAAGGAACGAATACTTATAAAGAATACATTTCTGACTATGCCGGAAAAAATGCGGCAGAGGCGTTTGCAGAAGCATTAGCATTGTATTTGCTTGAAGGGCCAAGAAGACTTCAGCCTTTCACCCGAAAATTTTTGAAAATGATTGTTGGGACAACAGGAATTTATTTAAAAGAAAATAATCAAACACAAGAAAAAATGAAAACATTCAAAGAATACACCGAGAGTATCAACGAATCGTCCTCTAATATTTCGTCTTATACAAAATCTCCACTAAAAGTAATTGTGAAAGGAGTAGATTTTGATTTGTCTTTTAAGAAAGGAAAAATGGGATTTGATGCCATTCTTTCTAACCAACATGGAAAGAAGGTTATTTCAAAACTAAACAAAGATCAGGACATTGATGCTTTTATTGCACGAATGAAAGAAGTTTATAAAATTGATATCAAAAAGAAATAAATGCCTGCTTTAATTGTAAAATCCCTTGCTCAAAAGACAGGAAAATCAACCAAAGAAGTTGAAAGAATGTGGAGCAAGGCTAAAGAAGCAGCAAAAGAAAATGGGCCGCAGAGAAGAAATTATTTCGGATTTATGTGGCATCATAAATACTAATGAAGAATTTTCATTTTAAAGAAACACTTACAACATTAAGAGGATAACATGGCGGACCTTTCAATTAACGCTTTCAAAGGCGCATTTATTTCAGGGGCAAGGCCTAACCTGTATGCTGTTACAATTGCAGAACTCGGCAGTACACTTGAATTCGTTTGTCGCGGTTCTCAACTCCCATCAAGCTCGATTGGTATGATTGACGTTCCTTATATGGGGCGCCAACTCAAGGTTGCTGGTAACCGTATTTTTGCAGACTGGACTATTACTGTACTCAATGATACGAATTTTGCTGTTCGTCAAGCAGTTGAAGCGTGGTCTTCTCTGATTAACGGACACGTATCAAACGTTGGACCGGTTGATATTAATGCTTATTACAGAAACGCAACCGTTCAGCAACTTGATCAGGCCGGCGGCATTCTGTACACTTATGAATTCAAAGACATTTGGCCGACAGAAATTTCTGAAATTGAATTGGCTTTTGACTCGAATGATCAAATTGAAGAATATACAATAACCTTCGCCGTGGGCTCTTATTGGCTTTCTAACGGCGCTGTATAAGTGATTTAATATGTTTGAAAAAATTTTTGAGGCCTTCGGGCTTGATCTAAAAAAGAATAAACTTGACTCTCCACAGATCGTCAAAGATACATACGATGACGGTGCTGTGGAGGTCATTGATTATGGTGGTGTGTACTATGACGGATACACCGATGTTCTAAAAGCGATTTCTAATGAACGTGAACTAATTCTTTTGTATCGGGAAATCTCGTTTATTCCGGAAGTGGATCAAGCAGTAAATGAAATTGTCAATGACGCAATTGTTTATTCAAAATCTGCACAATTCCCGGTTAAAATAAATCTTGATGGTGTTGAACTATCTGACAATATCAAGAAAAAGATTGTTGAAGAATTTGAAAATATTCTTGGTCTTCTTAAATTTGATAATAAAGCAGATGATACTTTTCGTCAATGGTATATTGATGGAAGAATGCCTTTTTATTTGTACGTTGACGAAAATAAGAAGAACAACGGGATTACAAAAATTATAGCAATTGATCCAACGAAAATCAAGAAAATTCGTGAAATAAAAAAGAAAATGATTGATGGGGTCGAAAAAATTTATGATATAGACGAAAAATATATTTATTTTCCTGATAATAACACCCCTGTTGAATTTGTCAATAAACCGTTACAGTCTTATAATATTTCCGGTGAAATGCACAGGGGCATTGAATTAACTGCTGATTCGGTTGTTTTTTCTACTTCTGGTCTTATGGACGAAATGAGAATTATGGTTTTGTCATATCTCCATAAAGCGATTAAACCAGCCAATCAGTTGAATCAAATGGAAGATGCTATGCTTATCTATAGAATTTCCCGTGCTCCTGAGAGACGGGTTTTCTATGTTGATGTGGGCAATCTTCCTAAAAATAAAGCAGAATCTTATCTTCAGTCATTGATGTCAAGATTCAGAAATAAGTTGTCTTATAATGCAGCTACAGGAAAAGTGAGGAATGAAAGTCACATTAAGTCAATTCTTGAAGACTTTTGGCTTCCTAGGCGTGAAGGTGGTAAAGGAACGGAAATATCAACAATTGGTGGGAACACTACTTTTGCTGGGATTACTGAAGAGACAAATTATTTTAAACAAAGACTGTATAGATCGTTGAACGTTCCTATTGGCCGTGTTGATCCCGAAGCAATCTTTGTTTTTGGTAAGTCTGGTGAAATTACCCGTGATGAAATAAAATTTTCAAAGTTTGTTAATAATTTGAGGAACCAGTTTGCTCAAACGATTTTTGATGATATTTTGAAAACTCAACTTATTCTGAAAAAAATTATTAAGCTCAATGAGTGGGAAGCGATTCATAAAGGTATTTTTTATCAGTGGGAAGATGATTCTCATTTTTCAGAAATGAAAGAACTTGAGACTTTGAATTTTAGGATGGAAACTCTTGATCTTGTCAACAATCATCGGGAAAATTATTTCTCGAAAGGATGGATTAGACGACATGTTTTATTCCAAACTGAGGAAGAAATCAAAGAACTCGAAAAAGAGCGTGATAAAGAGCAAGAGACAGAAATAGAGGAAGAACCCGAAGAAAAAGAACCACGTCCCGTCCCTGTTGTAAGACAACAGCCCGATGAAGAGGACGAAGAGGAGCAAAAATGAAATATAGGGAAATCATAATAGGCGCAATTGACGGTAGTCCGTCTGAAGTTGAAAAATCTTTTGACTCTGCTATTAAGAGGGAAATTCTTAAACGGATTGAAGAAAAACGCGCGGAAGTTGGCGCAAATGTTTTACATAATAATGAAACACTAAACGAAATGAAAAACGTAACCCTGACCCAGATCCGAAAATCAGTAGAATCATCTGGTGGCAATTTCAAGAATTGCAAATTCTACTTAAACGGAAACGATGCTTATGAGGTAAACGGCAAGGTTTACACCAAGAAGGAGCTGATCGATGTGTACCTCGCTGGTGGTCTTTAACAGCGGCGCAAAACACACGAAAAAGGAAGTTAAAGAGGGATAAATGGCAAAGCTAATTACGGATATCATTTTTGATAATTCAACAATGATATCCGAGTCAAGAGACGGAACAAAAGAACTTTTCATTGAAGGAATATTTCTTCAAGCAGAAAAGAAAAACAGGAACGGAAGGATTTATCCTATTGACGTTCTTAAACCAGTTGTAGAAAAATATATTGATAATTATGTTACTTCAAACAGAGCAATGGGAGAACTTAATCATCCAACCTCTCCTTCTGTTGATCCAAAAAATGCAAGTCACCTTATTACTTCATTGAAACTTGAAGGATATGATTATATTGGAAAAGCAAAGATTTTGAATACTCCTGTTGGTAATATTGTAAAAGGTCTCATTGAAGGTGGAGTAAATCTTGGAGTTTCAAGTAGGGGCCTTGGATCCCTCAAAGAAGGAACCGGCCCCTATAGAGGATCAAAAGTCGTCAATCGTGATTATCATATGGTCACTGTTGATATTGTTTCCGATCCTTCTGCGCCTGATGCTTTTGTTAATGGTGTTTATGAATCCGTTGAATATGTCATTGAAGCTGGTGTTATAAAGCCGATAAATGTTGCTGAAATCAAAAAAGTAAGAAATTTGCTTTATAAGAAAAAACTTTCTGAAGCAGAAAAACTTGCTAATGCTCAGTCATTGATGTCAACAATTCTTAAATTTTCAGAATAATTGATTACAATTTCTGTAAAGTATAAATAATAGTAGAAAAATAAGAATGTTAGCAATTCACTTATAAAAAATAAAATTTTGAACACGATAGGAGTACCATATGACAGTTCTGGAAACAATCAAAAAAAAGTTGCAGGAATCGCTGGACGAAGAAAAACTTGCTATTCTTGAATCAGTAGAGGTTGAACTTACTGAAGAAGAAATGGAAGGTCTGTCAGAGGAAGAGATTGCTGCTCTGATTGAAGCAAAGAAAAAGGAAATGAAGGAAGAAGATGATGAAGAGGACGATGAAGATGAAGATGAAGAAATTGATGTAAAAGAGTCATTAGCAAAAATCTTTGAAGACGCAAAAATTGATGAAAAGGTAAAATCTGATCTTGAAACTCTTTTTAATGCTGTTGTGGCCGAAAAGGTTATTCGTAAGTGCGACGAGCTTTCGGACAAGTACGAAAGTGAAATTGAAGAGGCTCTTGAGAAAATTGAAGAATCCATTGACAAATATATTTCTTATGTTGCTGATGAATGGATGAACGAGAATGAGCTTGCAGTAGAAAAGGGAATTCGTCAAGAAATTTCTGAAAACGTTCTTGCTGGTATTCGGAATTTGTTCGTTGAGAATTACATTGATGTTCCAGAGGAAAAAATTGATCTGGTTGCAGAAGCAGAAGATACTATTGAGGATCTTACTACTAAACTTGACGAAACCACAAACACGATTCTTTCTCTCAGGAAAGAAATTGATGAAATGAAAACGGAAAAAATCGTCAATGAACTTGCTACAGAGTTGACTGAAACAGAAAAAGAAAAACTTTCTGACCTTATTTCTGAAATCAAATATGAAGACGATTCAAGCTATAAAGAAAAGGTTTCTCTTGTCATTGAAAAATATTTTAGTAAGACCGAGGAAAAAGAAAAGATTGATGAAAGCAATATTGATGACCGTATGAAAATGTACATTAAACATTTCAAAAAGAAGTAAAAAACCACAATTTGACGCAATTTCTTGAAATTATAAATAATAATACAAAAGATTTATTTTTAGGAAGATTGCCAAGAAATTTAACAAACACTAAATGATCTAAGAGGTAAAAATATGTCTGTTAATACAAACAATATTGGTTTTGAAGAACTTTCGGAAAAGTGGAATCCTATTCTTGAAGCAGAGTCAGAGGCTCCGATTAAGGATGATTGGAAGAAGAAAGTAACTCTTCGTATGCTTGAGAATCAGGAAAAATCAATGATCACTGAGGCTCCTACTAACGTCACTGGCGGAGTTGCCAAATGGGATCCAGTTCTCATTTCAATGATTCGTAGAAATGCTCCGAAAATGATCGCTTTTGACATTTTTGGCGTTCAGCCAATGTCCGGTCCTACTGGACTTATCTTTGCAATTCGTTCGCGTTATGTAGACGGTGACAAAGATCAGGCGGGGCCTGAAGCATTCTTTGATGAAGCAAATTCTGGCTTCTCTGGTCTTCGTTCTGACATGACTACTGCTGCTTCTACTCCCACATGGACTGGTAACGGTACTCCTGATGGCACAAAGACCGATCCAACTGATGCAAATTACGGTCATGGTACTGGTATGACTGCTGCTGCTGCTGAACTACTTGGTTCTACTAATGCATGGAACGAGATGGCATTCAGCATTGAAAAGAGTTCCGTAACTGCTACTTCCCGCGCATTGAAGGCAACTTGGACTCACGAACTGTCGCAGGATCTTAAAGCGGTTCACGGTCTTGATGCTGATGCTGAACTTACCAATATTCTGTCAACTGAACTTCTGTCAGAAATCAACCGTGAACTTGTTCGTCGGTGTTACGTTCTTGCAAAACAGGGCGCATTGACCACTTCTGGTACAACCACAAACGGTATCTACGATCTTGACACTGACTCAAATGGTCGTTGGTCGGTTGAGCGGTTTAAGGGCCTTATGTTTCAGATTGAGAAAGAGGCAAATCTTATTGCTATTCAGACTCGCCGGGGCAAGGGTAACTTCCTTATCGTTTCTGCTGATATTGCTTCCGCTCTTGCAATGACTGGTATGCTTGACACAGGCAAAGGTTCTGATTATTTGTCTCCGAACATTGTTGATCCTACTGGTATGACATATATCGGTATGCTGAATGGCCGTACTAAGGTATTCATTGATCCTTATACTTCAATCAATTCTGTACTGGTTGGGTTCAAAGGAGCAAATCAGTATGATGCGGGGGCCTTTTATTGTCCTTATATTCCATTCACACTTTACAAGTCTCAGGGACAGGACGACTTCCAGCCACGAATCGGGTTCAAGACTCGTTATGGTTTTGCTGCTAACCCATTCGGTGGCGGTGTTGGAGCGAATCCTTACTTCCGTCTGTTTAAGGTCACAAACCTAGGTTAATTTTATTGACAAAAATTAACATTTGAAGTATGATAAGAGGGTTGGACAAAACCAATCCTCTTTTTTGTTGTAAAATTTTGTGTCTGGGTTATTAAAACATGAATGGGAGAAAATATGTTTGAGTTTGCTAAAAGTATAAGTTATGATGTTGAATCTTATATTAACTTGGAGTATTTATCTGAGAAAAAATTAGGCATTGAATTAAACCGAATTTTTTCTGATTCTGAATTCATTCATAATAAAATTGTCCCTGATTCTGGATTGAGAACAAGACCAGATTTTAGGAATGATAAAATGCAATTAATTGTTGAATTTGATGGCCCGAGACATTTTACTGATCCAAAAGTTATTTTAACGGATTTCACAAAAGACAAGGTTTATACTTCAATGGGTTATAAGGTTGTTAGAATTCCTTATTTTATCCAGCTTGATGTGAAGACAGTTAAAAAATTTTTTGGAATTAATGGGTATTATTCTGAAACGCCGATTTTCCCTCATGGGTTTATTACCAAATCTGCTATTTTGCCTGCTTGTTTTTGTTCTTTGGGTATCCAACAGTTTTCTTATTGGTTTGAAGAATTTTTGAATAACGAGAATGATTGTGTTGGTGAGTTTCATTGGCCGAGAAATCTATTTTTGCAGATTGATTATCACGATAGACATCCTTTAGAAATAGTTCCACTTGATCTTTACAATAAAGAATTATTTGATGCTCTATATGAGCATGGATATCCAACATAATTCTTTTTGTAATTTTCTCAAAGTATAAATAATAGTATAATAATGATCATTGTGCAGTTTCTCCTTTCTCCTTGCGGGACCGGTTCTCCTTCCGGTCCCGCATTTTTGTTTGACTTCCAAGATAAATACATATATAGTGTGAATAGTTTATCTTTCTTGCTGAGAATTCTCCCGCTTCTCAAAGCAGGAGACATTTCACCAATGCACCTCTATAAGGAGTCCCATGAAAGAAATCATAACAAATTTGGATATTTTCGGAAAATTGGAAGAATACGAAGAGGATAGATCCATAGAATTGGGCATGTTTCAACTAAGTGAATATTCTCTTTATAACGAAGATGACGGCAAAGTTTATATTACCGATGATCTTGGAAGAACTCTTGCGCTTTCGTTTACAAATGGATGGCATACAATTAATGATCTTATGAAACACAAACAATATGACACGGTAACCGATGTGCTTGATATGCTTATTTCTGTTGACTTTGTTGTCTCAGGAGAAAATTAATGCCAGATTTAGAATTAGGAAAAAAATTAAATATTACAAAAGACGCAAATTTTCATTTCGGTATTCCAGAATTACCGTTATTCTCTCTGTTCTGTCAAACTCTTGATCTTCCAGGTGTAACTCTAGGTGTTGCAGAACAACCAACTCCTTTGGTTGAAGTGAAGCATCCCGGAGATAAAATTGTATTTGAGGATCTTGTGGTTTCGTTTCTTGTAGACGAAGAATTAACAAATTACCTTGAAGTTTTCAAGTGGATAATGCACTTAGGATATCCAAGAAGCACTTCACAGTATAGAAAACTTGTTCAACAAGATACTGTTTACACGCGAAAGCATGAATTACAATGTTCATTATTGACAAATAAAATGAATTTTAGACAGAGGATTGTTTTTGTTGGTGCTTTTCCGACGAATCTTTCAACTTTGCCATTTATGACAAATAATGAAGGAGTTGGACATTTAACCGCCACAGCAACTTTTGCTTATGATTTTTATTATTTTGAAAAAGACACGACGATTTAGGAGGATGGATGAGTCTTCATGAATTAACAAGCGAAGCAGAAAAAGACCTTGAAATTGACAGGTCGCAACTTGATGTTGAAGCATTGCGAACCCCAAAAATCCATAATAAATGGCTCAAAAAGTTATATCAACGAAAAGACAAAATATTTGCGTTTGAATTGAAGAAAAAAATTCTCATGAAAGAAAAGTGGCTTTATTATACTGGTAAAGCAAGCGATGAAACGTATGTTAAAGATGGGGCATTTCATCTTAAATTGATGAAACATGAAGTTCCTATGTTTGTTGAAGCTGATGAACAGATACAGGAAATTGATGTAAAAATTCATGTTGTTAAACAGGAAGTTGAATTTATTCAAAAGACGATTGAAGAAATAAATCGGCGGAGTTTCCACATTACAAACGCAATTAAAGCACTAGCCTTTTTAAACGGGATGAACGTATGAAAACCTATAAAGAAATCATTGAAGAAACTTGTCCTAACATTAAAGCAATGGATATCGGTATTGCTGAAGAGGAAAAAGCAGTCAAATTGTATTCAAAATTAATGTTAGAAGCGACAAATCCTCATGTAAAAAAACTTTTAAAACATATCATTGAAGAGGAAGAACACCATATTGAAGAATTTAAAAAGATGAAAAATGAACTTCAAGGAGAAGTGGTAATTCCAAGCATTAATCATTAAGCATTAAGCAAAATGAAAGGAGAAAGAGTGAATTCTGATGAAATTCATGTTGCAATATTAAATGCGACATACATGCAAATTGCAGCGGATGAAGGGATACTTCGGGAGATTCATGAATATTTTACTTTTGACGTTCCCGGAGCAAAATTCATGCCGCTTTACAAACACAAAGTTTGGGACGGGAAAAAACGTCTTTTTAACCTTGCCAATCAAACTTTGTACACAGGGCTATTTTTTAAGCTGGAGGAGTTCGCAGGATCGCGCCAGTTAAAGATTATTTCTTATGACGAGTCTCTATATGCGTCTGATAAGAAATGCAATATAGGCGATTTTAAGGCGTTTCTAGGAGATTTGTCTCCTCAGTCAAAAAATGAAGACATTAAACCTTATTTGTATCAAGAGGAAGCAATCCTTTATTGCATAAACAATCCTCGTTCAACTGTTGTATCCCCAACATCTTCCGGAAAGTCTCTTATCATCTATTCATTGATTCGCTGGTATCTTAATCAGAGCCCGTCAATGAATATCCTTCTAGTCGTTCCTACTGTTTCTTTGGTTCTTCAGATGTATTCTGATTTTCAAGATTATTCAACAAAAAATGGTTTCAATACAGAAAAACATTGTCATAAAATTTATAGCGGGCAAGAAAAGAACACCAACAAGCCTGTTATTATTTCAACGTGGCAGTCCATGCAAAATATGAAAAAGCAATATTTTCAGCGTTTTGATATGGTAATTGTTGATGAAGTTCATGGAGCAGCATCAAAAGAGTTGTCCAGTATCATGGAATCATCTTCTAATGCTTATATTCGCTATGGGTTTACTGGTACCCTTCAAGACACAAAATGTCATAAACTTGTTATCCTCGGTCATTTTGGAGCAGAAAAGAAAGTAATTGAAACAAAGGAATTGATGGATAAAGGATTTATCTCTCAATTAATGATAAACTTCATCGTTTTCGAGTATACAGAAGAAAGTGCAATTGAATTAAGGAAAAAAATTACTGCCGCGAAGAAAGGCAAAAATAAAAAATCTGTCGCTGCAATAGGATATACAACGGAAATTGACCATATTGTTTCTCATGAAGATAGGATGAATAATCTTGTAGCATTGTCTTTGTCTTTGAAAAATAATTCTCTTATATTGTTTAATTTAGTTGACAAACATGGAAAAGTGATTTACAATAGAATAAAATTTGAAATAGAAAATCGCAAAATTGATAAAAAGGTGTATTTTATTGACGGGAGCGTGAAAGCAGAGACAAGAGAAGAGTACAGGGCCTTGATGGAAAAGAATGATAACATTATTCTAGTGGCATCATACGGAACAACGTCAACCGGCGTTTCAATAAAAAATATCCACAACGTTATTTTTGCAAGTCCGTCAAAGTCAAAAATCAAAGTTTTACAATCAATTGGCCGTGGGCTAAGAAAAAACGAAAATAAAGACAGAGTGGTACTTTATGACATAGTTGATAAGATTTCATATACCACTAGACATGGGAACGAAAAAACAAATTATGTGTTTCATCATTTTTTAGAAAGGTGGAAATATTATAAAAATGAAGGGTTTAACTATAAAATTCATTCACGAAAGATAAAGTAAACAACACGTCACTTTAGTGATGTGCTTGTAAAAGCTCGCCCCTTCCGGCACAAGCTAACATCCGCCCTTGTTGCCATCATTGCGGCAGGGATGTAGAGTACGGGCACTGCCGCTGGTCCGACTGCCCCGATAATGCCGGGGTGGAAGATACCAATTACCTCTAACGAGACGTTTACAAAATACTTCCTATATCTAAATTAGTTGTAGAAACAGCAAGTTTTGATATTCAGAAGATAAATAATCACAATATACAAGGAGAACAATTAGGATTCTGGAATGTACGAGAATATATACTTTGGAGAGATAATCATACATGTCAACATTGAGTATTGGTTATTTTGATGTTAGATTATTGGACGGAACTAAAATACACAACGACCAAACTCAGCGGCGGGCCGATGACAGCGGCTCGAAGCACCGCGTTTAATTCCCGTCCGCTGGAGTGACTGGCTATGAGTTTAGTTTTTAATCCTCAAAACAGGATAGACCGCTTTTTTGGGCGTTGGCGATTGTTGTGTGGTTTTTGCCCAAGGTGCAATAGTGACGCCCCGCATGTTTACCATTGCGCTGTGTGTAAACAAGTACACATTCCAGGGCAGACAGCAACGCAAAATAATAATAGGCAGAGCTATCCGCCAACGAGGGCAACAAAAGCTTTGTGGTGGTATACATGGATGCACCCTGCTTTTGATTCGATGCAAAAAGAATATGAACGTAGTGGGTTGATTCAATCATAACGATAGAGGTAAGCGGCCATGAAATGTGGATGCGGAATGGAAGTTAAGGTTGGCGACGAGACGTGCCCGCGATGCGGAAAGCTGCATGTTGGTGAATGGTCCGCTTTACCGACTTGTTCGGCGGCGGACCGGATCACCAAACTTGAGGACATGCTGTTTGAACGTGGAGCGATGAATGAGCCGCCTTGCTTCTGCTGTGGCTACAACGGCCAAGGCTATTACCAGCCATCAATGCACCCGTGCGCTGAACGCCATCACCGGCTGAGCCGTTGAACAGTGTTAATTGTAATAAATTAAATTTACTAGAAACAAGGAAAATTTTATTAATTGAAAGGAGGATGGCTGTCTCCTCTCATGACTAAAGTCGCGAGGCTCCGACAGCCAAATTAAATGAAAAAATCATCCAAGAAAAATCATTATGTTGACAACAAACTATTGACGGAGACTCTTTCCGCGTATATCAAAGAAAAAGAAACAAATCAAAATCTTTCTTTGAATAAATTTAAAGGCGGGGAATATATTGGTCAGTGTATTCTTGATATTTGTTATAATTTAGCGAATAAAACCAATTTTATAGGGTACACGTTCAAAGAAGAAATGATTGAAGACGCTGTTGAGAACTGTGTCAAAGCGGCGATTAATTTTAAACCAGAGATTTCAACGAACGCATTTGGATACTTTACCCAAGTTGCTTTCCATGCTTTTGTGCGAAGAATCAAGATAGAAGCCCGACATCGAGAAAAATTTCTTCGCGTCCTTTCTGATGATGATCAAATCAGTGAATTGATGGATCAACATTTTGACGGTAATACAGATATCCCTGTTGATTCTAGGCAGTTTATTGAATCAATACACTCTTTGCTTGCAGAAAATAACCAATTGATTGAATTTGTGCAACCAACAATTAAACAAAAAGAAAAGCAGAGAATTATTTCTGTTTTTGATGATTTCCTGGGGTAAAAATGGCTATCGTTGCGATAATCGGAGATACTCATTTTGGTGTGTCAAATTCAAATGATTTCTTTCTTCAGTATCAGGAAGGTTTTTTCAGAGAAATTATTCCAGTTCTCAAAGAAAACAATGTTACTGATTTTATTCATTTGGGCGACGTTTACGATATTAGAAGAGCAATAAATTACAAAACTCTCAAAAAGACTCATAAATTTTTTACTGAAATTTTACAAGAATCCGGCTTCAATATTCATATTATTGTTGGCAATCATGATTCGTATTATAAAAGCTCTCTTGAAATAAATGCAGTTAGAGAACTTTTAGGATGGACTGAATTCAATATTTATGACGCTCCGGAAGAAATTTCAATTGATTCATCTAAATTTTTGATGGTTCCTTGGATTTGTCCTGATAATCAAGAAAAATGTCTTTCAATGATTAATAATTCTTTGGCTGATGTGTGTTGTGGTCATTTTGATATATCCGGCTTTTATATGATGAAAAATGTTATTAATCAGTCAGGTCTTGCCCCCTCTTTATTTGATAAATTCAAACGTACCTTTTCGGGTCATTTCCACATACCAAGTAATCATAGCAAAATAATTTACGTCGGAAGTCCTTATGAATTGTCGTGGAATGATTATGATGATCTAAAGCGGATTGCCCTTTATGATACAGAGACAGACAAGATAACCTTTCTTGAAAACCATGAAACAATTTTTGAAAAGGTGTTTTATGACGGAAAGAGTTCTATCAAAATACTGGAAGAGACTGATTTTTCTAATAAAATCCTGAAAGTTTATGTTGATCAGAAAAATAATGGATACGAATTTGATCTTTTCTTGAAAAAAATCAAAGACTCAAATCCTCACTTGCTTAATGTGATTGAAAATGTTAATATTGTAGAAGATGAACAAATTCACGAATTCATAAAAAAAGACACTCTTGAATTTTTGACTGAATACATTGATGAATCTGAATTAGAAAATGCTTATGACCTAAAAATGCTTATGGGCGAACTATATAACCAAGCTCAAGAAATCAAATGATTAAAATACAGAAAGTAAAATTCAAAAATTTATTCTCGTTTGGTAACGTTCCAACTGTAATTGACATTGAAAAAGCACAAAAAACCATTATTACTGGAATAAACGGACATGGTAAGTCAACCCTCATTACTGCTATTTGTTTTGGTCTTTTCGGAAAAGCATTTAGAGATATCAAGAAAGGCGGATTGATAAACAATATCAATAAATCTGATCTTTTGGTTGAAATTGATTTTTCAATCAAAACAAATCAATATAAAGTTATTCGTGGTATTTCTCCTAATATTTTTGAAATCTATACTAATGGAGTTCTCCTTCAGCAAGAGGCTTCCTCAAAAGAATATCAACGGCTTCTTGAAACGGAAATTCTTAATCTGAATTACAAGACGTTTACCCAAATTGTTGTTCTTGGATCGTCTAATTATATTCCGTTTATGAAGTTACCTTCTGCGCATAGAAGGGAAATCATTGAAGACATTTTGAACATTTCAATCTTTTCAAAGATGAATGAATTGTTGAAACAACGTTTGAAAGATAATGAAATTGAAATGAATTTACAGGAGAATAAAAAGGAGTTCACGAAAAAACAATATAAAATTCTTTTTGAAAAATATAAATGTTCAGCTAGGTCAAAAGAAGAAAGATTAAGAATTAGAAAAAATGGTATTGAAGAAACAGAGCAAAAAATTTTTGATATATCTGAACAAATAAGTTTCAATAAACTTTCTTTGAAAGAAGTCCAAGACTATAAATCTCTTTCTCGTTCAAAGAAAGAACTTGAAGGATTCCTTTATAAAATAGAAAGCAATCTTTCAAGAGCAAAAAAAGAAATTGAATTTTATGAACATAATGATAAATGCCCAACGTGCAACAAAGAATTGGATGAAAACCACAAAGACAAACACCTAAAAATTCTTATTGCAGCAAGAGAAAAATATCTTGCTGCTTTGGAAGAGTTAAATTCTCGAATTTTGAATATTGACAATCAAATAAAAGCAGAAAAGAACAAAGAAAAAGAGAATGCGCGGATTGAGCAAGAGATTACAAAATTAGAGTACCAGTTATCCTCTCAAAAAGATCATTTGGTTATCTTAAAAAGAGATGTGAAAGACATAAAAGAAGAAACAAATGAAATTATTAGTTACGATGAACTTGAAGCACTGAAAAATGACGTAAAAAGTATTGACGCGGAAGTTAAATCTCTGTACACTAAACAAAACATTATGAAACAGGGATTGTTTATTCTGAAAGATTCTGGGGCAAAAACAAGGATCATTAATTTTTATCTTCCGTTGATTAACAAGACAATCAACGAATATTTGGAGAAATTCAACTTTAATATTTTGTTCAATTTTGACGAAAATTTTAATGAATCTTGTAAAGCACGGAATTATGATTCGTTTCAATACGGTAATTTTTCTGAAGGAGAACGTTTACGAATTGACCTTTCTCTTATGTTCACCTGGAGAGAAATTGCTAAAAGAAAAAATTCTGCATCGGTAAACCTGTTATTTTTTGACGAAATTCTTGATTCTGCGATGGATGCAAACGGCATTGAAAATTTCTTGGAGATTATTTCTGAATATGAAAAAGAGGTTTCTTTCTTCGTTATATCTCACAGAGAAGGAGTTGACTCTTTCTTTGATCGTCATATAGTAGCAGAAAAAAATAACGGATTTTCAAAATATATTGAAATTGATAGATAATATGAAGTTGATAAGTAAATTCCATGATTATTATGATTCTGTTGCGTATTCAGACGAACCAATTTTTATCAGAAAAATGGAAATTGTTGGCCATGCTAATGTTTCTGGTGATTTATTTGATAAATCACTTGTATTGATGGACGATTTTCATTCAATGAAATATTTTAGAAATGAAGGCAAAGGATCAATAAGTGAAAGAATTGTTTCTGATATATTGTGTTTTTGTGGAAAGATGTATCCAATTATGAAAATAGGAGATCAATATATTTGCGATCCTTACAAAATCCAAAAATATTGTGATGAAAAGGGATATAAAATAAGTAGGTATTTCTGGCCGATTGACAAACGAAATAAAAGTGATGCAATAGAACAAATAATTACTGATATTGTAAAAACAAACAATGGAGATAATCTTGCATATAATTTGAACGTTGTCTTGAATTCTCCTATTGTTACTATTTCAAAATGCAAAAATTTGAAATATCCGACAGATCGGAGACAATATGTTCAATATGAAATAAATTCTAGACTTGAATTATTGAACTTTCAAACAATTAAGACACCTTGGCAGGCATATCAAGAAATAGAAATGTTTTTGGGTACGATTTTAGTTGAAAATCAGGATAAACCTGATATAATGAACGATGAATTAAAACGGGTCTCGAAAGGGTTTAATGAATGGTCATTCAAACAAGTTGGGCCTAAGAAAAGGAAAAGGAGAAAAAAATGAGACTGACAAAAAACACCATGCAAATTTTGCAGAATTACACGATGATTAATCCGAGTATTTTGATTGAACCCGGAAATGTTATCAGGACTGTTGATGCTGGAAAGACGGTTATTGGTCGGGCAGAAGTTGAAGAGAATTTTCCACAAGAATTTGCAATTTATGATCTTCCTAATTTTCTTCAAGTTATCAAGATGTTTGATGGAGCAGATATCCAGTTTGAAGACAATCACTGTTTAATCAATTATGATGATTCAAACACAATTGTTCGTTATATGTTCGCTGTTCCTGAAGCAGTGGAGACAGTAAAAAAAGATATTGTTATGCCTCCTACTGAAATCAACTTTCATTTGTCCGAAACACAGTTAGCCAGTATTATCAAAGCAGCAACTACAATGTCTTTGAATCAGTTGGTTATTTCTCCTGATGAAAATGCGGTTATTCTGACTGTAACGGATATTGATAATTCGCACTCGAATAACTTCCGTATCAAGGCTCAAGCTGATCTTGAAATTTCTGATTTTGACGTGGTAATTGAAATGTCCAAACTTGTGAATCTCTTTCCGGGATCGTATAACGTAGGGATTTCGTCTAAAAAACTTTCTCACTTTCTTGGTGATAATCTTCAGTATTGGGTTGCTTTGAATACAAACAGCAATTTTGATTAAGGAATAAATATGGCTGAATTGAACGAAGACCTTAAAAATATGCTATGGGAGGAAAAATACAGACCACAGACGGTGGACGAATGTATTCTTCCTAAAAAAACAAAGGCGTATTTCATTAAACAGCGTGATACTGGATCAGTTAATAATATGTTGCTTGCTGGATCTCATGGGGTGGGTAAGACCACCGTTGCAAAGGCATTGTGTAATGAACTGAAAGCCGATGTACTTTTTATGAACTGTTCTAAAGACAACTCTGTTGAAGACGTTCGGACAAAGATCAATTCATTTGCCTCTTCAATGTCTTTGACTGGAAATGCAAGAGTGTTTATTGGAGACGAATTTGATTATGTAAGTCCTAATGGACAAGCAGCATTGCGTGGTCTAATTGAGCAGACAAGTAATTCTTGTCGGTTTATTTTCACATGTAACTATCTTCACAAAATTATTGACCCGCTTAAATCGTCAAGACTTGACGTTGTAGATTTCAAAATTGCACCGAAAGACAAACCGGATTTGGCTATGCAATTCATGAATCGGTGTATGATGATTCTTGATTCTGAAAAAATCAAATACGACAAGAAAACTCTTGCGTTGCTGATTCAAAAAAACTATCCTGATTATAGAAAGACACTGAAACAACTTCAGAAGTCGGCAATGATAATAGGCGAAATCAACGAAGAGATTTTTTACCAAGAAAACGTTGAAATTACTGATTACATTAAAGCACTAAAGGCAAAAGATTACAAAACAGCCAGGAAGTGGATTGGAGAAACGTTTATTTCTCCCGAGGATTTCTTTTCTATTCTGTTTAAGAATATAACGCTAATTGTTAAAGACGATTCTCTTGCACAAGCAATTTTGACGATTAATGATTATCAATACAAGCATGCCTTCGCAATTGATCCTGAACTCAATTTGTCTGCATTAACTGTACAGATAATGGCTCAATGTAACATGAGGGACTGATATGGAAAGAGCAAAAAGATTTTGCATTGTTCTTTCGGCTCTCATGGAAGGGAAAACCATTAAAAAAAGAAATGGACATTTATATTATATCAAATGGCAATATGGGGTTCCAATAATATATGCGTTTATGCGTAAATCTGAACATGGTAATATTCTTTCGTATAAGGTCAGTTCATCATTAGATGAATTGTATCCTTTCCTTTCTGAAGAGAATTCTGTTATAATTGATTCTTCTATTGAAGATATAGTAAAAGATGAATAAACAAAAGAACGATAGCAAGACGATATGGGACTATATAAACATGATTTCTTCATCAAAAGAATTTCCTGATTTTAATGAAGAATTCAATAAAGTGTACTCTCCATTTGTTGTGAATAGATTTTTTTCATTAACAGGTGAAGCGAATATCATTATAATTAATGAAATTAACAAAATGCCTCAAATTGGCAAGAAAGAGCATTTTTTGTTTCTTCATTCTGTGATACCTAAATCAAGACGGAGAAATTCTTGGCCTAAACGGAAAAAAGACGAAAAAATTGAATTGTTAATGGAGGCGTTTCAATGTAAGTATGAAAATGCAAAATCGTTTGTTGATTTAATCAAAGAAGAGGATTATACGAAAATCATAGCCTTGACTGACAAAGGCGGGGCTGATGTTGTCAAAAAAAGAAAGAGGAAAAGTTAAAACATGAAGAGAATTAAGATGAGTACCGAACAGTGGTTTGATCAGGCAATTGAAATTTTTCTTCCTGAAGACGATTCGTTTCTGATTGTCAAGGAAACTCTCACTCGAATTGGTATTGCGTCAATGAAGGAAGGGACAAAGCGCCTTGCACAGACATGCCATATTCTCCAGAAGCGTGGAAAGTTTTATATTGTTCATTTCAAGGAACTGTTGCTGCTTGACGGAAAAGATGTGAACTTTTCTGAAGAAGATGCAATGCGACGAAACACCATTGCCCAGATGCTTGAAGATTGGGGACTTGTAGAATTGGTTGATGATGGCAAGATTCAGGATCAGTTGAAGCATTCCTATGTCAAGGTCGTTCCGTTTAAAGAAAAAGATAAGTGGGAACTTGTTCCGAAGTATAATATCGGCGGACGCAAGAATTAATTGATGAAAGGAGAAGCAATGCATATTAACATCAAAGTCGTTCCTGTCGGTGATGCAGAATTCATTGTTCCAGAAGTCCAAACCGCCGAATCCGCTTGTGCTGATGTTGCTGTTTGTTTAAATCATGTTGATAAAGTGAAAATGTACGATTCTGATAACAATGAATATTTTCAGCCAGTAGAAAATCGCGATGGGGCGCTGTTTGTTATTCTTCGCTCCAATCATCGGGCATTGATTCCTACCGGAATGCGATTTATTATCGAGCATGGTTTTCAGTTCAAAATGATTCCTCGGAGCGGTCTTTCTCTGAAACACGGGGTGACTCTTATCAATTCTCCGGGTACTATTGATTCTGATTACACGAATGAAACCATGATACTTCTTCATAATACATCAAATGTTCCGTTTATGTGTTCACACCATGATCGTGTTGCACAACTAGAACTTCGGGAAAATACAATACGAAATATGTATTTCAGTAGCGGAACGGAAGAAGAAATTGAAAAACACAAAGAATCATCAAACAGGAAAGGTGGGTTTGGTTCTACAGGACGAAAAGCCTAAATCGTAAAACTTTTTTGTGATTTTTGAAAAGAGGGTAGAAACGAATCTCTGTCCTCTTTTTTATTTACAAGTGCGATAATTTATAGTATTGTGTTCTTGAAAGTGAGCGTAAACATAAAATTTTGATGAAGGAGAAAAAATGAAGCCCAATTATGACATTTCTGTGAAGTTGATTGGAGAAAACGGCAATGCATTTAACATTATCGGAAAGGTTCGCAAAGAAATGAAGCGCAATGGCGTTCCTAATAATGAAATTGATTTGTTCATAAATGAAGCAATGTCAGGAGATTACGATAACCTTCTCCGTACTTGCATGAAATACGTCAACGTTGAATAAGGAGAAAAATTTATGGTTCATATTATACATGATTGCAATTTTGTCATGACTGACGGCGATCCCACAAATGCGAAATGTATTGTTTGTGGGAAATCCATTCTTGCTGATGTTGTTCTTCCACCTCCGAAGGAAGAAAAAGAACTTCAGATCATGAAGTATCCAAGCATTGAAAACACTTATCGTGTAAAGACAATTCAAGAGATTGAAAAGCAAGGTCTTAACAGCGGTGTTTGGGTTGCGACAAACAAACTTCATGGATCTAATTTTCAAGTATGTGCCGATGCCGAAAAGGTGAAGTTTGCAAAGCGAACTTCATTTATTGAAGACGATGAAAATTTTTATGGACTGCATTCAAATCTTTCTAATATGAAAGCATTTCTCATTGATCGTATCAAGAGAATGCAGAATTATTTTGGAGAAACACTGAATGTTTTCTTTGAACTTTATGGTGGTAGTTATCCACATCCTGATGTAAAGAAATTTCCTGTATCAAGAATTCAAAAAGGTGTGTGGTATACTCCATCCGTTGATATCAGAGTAATTGATGTTGCTGTGGATTTTGAGTTTTTGCCGTTTGATGAAATGGCGGCAATAGTAAAACACTATAACCTCAAACCGGCAATTGAACTTCATCGTGGGTCGTTTAAAGAAATGATTGATCTTGATCCTGTTTTTGAAGACCCTACTTATAAAGAATATAATCTTCCGCCACTCGAAAATAACTATTCTGAAGGGCTGGTTATTCGTCCTGTTGAAGAAAAAGTGTTTGGTAACGGAAGTCGGGTTATGCTCAAAAAGAAAAACCCTAAATTCTCAGAAAAACAACGATCACCAAAAGTTCACAAACAGCCAATGGTGCTTGCTGAAAATGTCAAAGAAATTTATGAAGAACTTTCACAGTCAATTACTGAAAATCGGTTAAGGAATATTCTTTCACACGGAGAAGAAATCACAAACAAAGACTTTGGTAAACTTCAAGGAATGTTTGTTCAAGACGTTTTAAAGGAGGAAGGTGATTGTCTTAAAACGCTTGAAAAAGACGAACGGAAGCAGGTAAATAAACTTCTCATTCGAGACGCCGCTGAACTAATCAGAGAAAATTTCCTGAATATTCTTGACAAAACCTTTTAAGGAGAGTAAAATGAAAATCATAAAGAAAGGTATTTCTGAAGACGTGTTTGTGGGAAAATGTAGCGCTTGTTTTTGTGAAGCCCAAACAACTCGGAGAGAATTGTCTGAAATTCGTCCTCATGATTCGTTATTTCCTCTTTTCACAGGGGACGAAATAACAGCAAAAATTACAATAAATTGTCCTGTTTGTGGGAAATACAGAATGTTAATGGAGTGTGTTGAGGAGGATGATAATGAAATTTAGTGAAATCCCCAAATTGACCCGATCTGCTTCTTATCGTGTTCATCAATCTTGGAAATACTTGGACGAAACTCTTGAACGGTATCAGTCAGATGAATATTCTGCTAAACTTGATATTGATCCTGAATTTCAGCGTGGTCATGTATGGACAGAAGAACAACAGATTGCGTATGTTGAATTTAAGTTGAAAGGAGGTGAAGGAGCAGAGTTGTTATTTTTCAATTGTATTGGGTGGATGAATGATTTTAAAGGACCGTTTGTTCTGGTAGACGGGAAACAAAGACTTCAAGCAGTAACCAAATTCATGAATAATGAAATTGCTATTTTTGGCGGGCATTATTATAAAGATTTTGAAGACAAAATGAGCAGCATGGAACCGAGTTTTGTGTTCTGTGTCAATGATCTTCCAAGTATGCAATTGGTTTTGCAGTGGTATCTTGAACTGAATTCTGGCGGAACACCTCACACAAAAGAAGAATTGAACAAAGTAAAGAAAATGCTTTCTCAATACGAAAAATAAGGAGACACAAATGATTCTTGAACTGGATACTATGAAGTTTTATTATTGGAGTGATGTTGAAAAAATTTTTCATTGAACAAACTGATTGTGACGAATCAGACATTTGGGATATGTGGCTTGGCTTGTTTGAAGACGTTGTAAAGAACGATATTTATTGTACCCATTGGATTGATATCACAAATATGAATGAATCTGAATTTTGTGGTGAATACGGATATAATGGGTCAAAATTCCTCACTGCGCTTGGTGTGTTGAAAAGAACATATCAATGCAGATAGTATTATCATTTATTATAATTGGAGAGTAAAATGACAACAAACGCAAAATGTGTTTTATGTGCCGGAGAATTGTTGACAGGCGATGTGAATGATATTTGTCGTAAATGTAGCGAAAAAATTGCTGAACTTCTTCCTGATATAATGTACAATATTCAACATCCGAAAGAAACATATAATATGGGATGGATCTGTCCAAAATGTGGAGCAGTTCATTCTCCTAATACATCAGAATGTTGGCATTGTTCTGGTCCTGGTTATTATAAAGTTACTTGCAAAGGAGCATAAAGTGAAAGAAGCCAATACAATAAGATTTCTTTACTTCATCGAAAAACTTTTTTATCATCGTCGGGTGGCGACCGTAAATGAAGATCATTATGGAGTTAAAGAAATAGACGGTAAATTGAGTTTGTGTAGTGTGCAATTGAACGAATTAGGAGAGTATGTTTTCCTTCCAATCTCTGTAGACGTTTCCGACCTTGCAAATTTGATTATTGATAATTGTTTCATTGATAACGGAAAGATTGAAAACGATGAATTCATTGAAGACATGAAATTCTGGGAAGCGAATCAAAAAAGATTGCTTTGACGATTTCAAAAAAGCATGTGAAGGAGAATTTTGATGAAATTTACTTTTTTTGTTTTGGTTGTCCTTGCTTTTGTGGTTACCGGTATGAATCTTGGATGTCTTATTATCGGATGGCTTTTGTATGATAAATTTTTTTATGATTTGGCAATCACGGTTGTTTTGGGTTTTATTGGAGGCATCATTTCTATGAAATATTATGAAAATGAAGCTGTTATGGAATCCAAAATGTTGCTTGAAGATATTAAAATTGATTTTTACACTAAAAGGAATTGAAAAATGAATAAAGGAATCGTTAATTTTGTGTTTGCTTGCTTTTTTGTTGCATTGTCTATTTTGGGTGCATTTTATCTTCCATTTGACAAAATAGATTCATCCTCAACAGATGAAATTGGCGCTTTACCGATAGAATTGTATGGGATTACTGATTCTCGAGAGTGGGTATATAATTATCTTCGGGTTATAAAAGACCTTGAAAGCATTGAGCAGGGGCTCGGCAAAAAGTTTGCTGATAATACATTGAAAGACCTTCAGAATGATGGGACGGAATACACTCCTGACTTGGTTCTTTTGTGTGCGTTTTCGTGGAAAGAAAGCCCAGAAGGTTCTGAATATTGGGCCGAAGTCTCTTCAAAAATATTGGAGAAAAAATGATGGCAAAGTTAATTGACAAACTTGTTTCAAAGAAACTATGCACCCCGCCTCATTGGTTATCGTCAAATACAATGTACTTGTGTATAATGGGATCCGCTGCATATGGTGTGCAAACAGATAAATCAGATATTGACGTTTATGGATTCTGCATCCCTCCTAAACGTATGATCGTTCAGCCATTCAATGATTGCGTTCCTGGATTTGATAAGATGGAAACGTTTGAACAGTGGCAAGAACACGGGATAAAAGATCGTTCAGAAGGAAAAGAATACGATTTCTCGGTGTATAATATAACTAAGTATTTTCGTCTGGTGATGGAAAATAATCCGAATATGATTGATTCTTTGTTTGTTCCAAGGAATTGTGTCATTCATTCTACTCCTATTTCTGAAAAGATCCGCGAAAACAGAAAAATGTTTCTTCATCGTGGAGCATGGCACAAGTTCAAGGGATTCGCATATTCTCAGGTTCACAAGATGAATATCAAAGAACCAAAAGAAGGCTCGAAAAGAAAAGTGATGTATGATGAATTTGGATATGACCTAAAATTTGCATATCACACCGTAAGACTTTTGAATGAAGTTGAACAGATTTTGACAGAAGGCGATCTTGATCTTTTGCGAAACAAAGAGCAGTTGAAAAGCATTCGCCGAGGTGAATGGTCAAAAGAAAAAGTAATCCAGTATTTTGAAGATAAAGAAAAGTCTCTTGAAGAGATTTATTTGAAGTCAGAACTTCCTTATGGCCCGGACAAGGATGCCATTCGGAAATTGCTTGTAGAATGTATAGAAATGTATTATGATCTTTCTGAATTTAAAGATTCACGAAGCGAGGCTGAAATCAAGTTAGATCAAATCAAAAAAATTCTTTGGTGAAAATTCTGACACAAAAAGATATGCGTTTTTGTGCCAGAAAAGTTTAAAAAATTGTTGAATGTATCCACAAAACAGTTTATACTGTTCTTGAAGCTGAGAGAGAACGAAAAGAAAAGGAGAAAAAATGAAAGTAAAGGAACTTATTGAATTGTTGTCTGCCGAATTTCCCGAAGATGAAGTAGTGATTTCAATTGACGAAGAAGGAAACGGGTTTTCAAGCATAAACGGGATTTCAAAGTCTGTTTTTGACGGGGAATATATTTATCTTCGTGAATTGACTCCTGCGCTTGAAACTCAGGGATTTACTGAAGAAGACATGTATACCGGAGAAGATGGAAAAGAATTGTGTTGTTCTTTGGCCGTAAATAAATTGCCCGAGTAGCTC